AGGTGTTGGGGTAGGTAATGTATAACAATCACCATAATTTAATACTCTAATTGAAGCAATAAGATATTCATGTTCTACTGATTGAGAACTCATTAATGTACCATGTACTATTGGTGTTGTTAATGTGAAAATCCCCTCTGAAACAAATTCATATTGTATTATATTATCAGTATTCTCATATTGAATATAACCATACGAATCAACTATGTATAAAGTATTTTCATAATAATCACAATCGATTGGTGCGATACATCCAATAAAATCACCACCACTAAATGTTATTTTTTCATATGGATTGGTTGATGTTATTGATATTGTTACATCGGTTACATCATTATATTGAAGTAATGGTAATTCTACAAATTTTTCATACTCCTGAGATAACATTGTTACGGTTGTGGATGAATATAAACCACTAGCGATGTAAATGTTTGCGGTAAATATTACACCAACAAAGGTTGCGGTTGGGTCACCATTACCATTTCTTGTTTTAAAATTAACACCATTTGAACTTATCGTACTACATATTTCTTCATAATCAATGTAAACAGTATGTGGTCTATTATATTTAAAAATTGTACTCTCAAATGGAAATATTTCCCTGTACAAACCTTCATCCGCTTCAGTGTATGAATACGAACTTGTGTTATCATCATATAAATAAAAAGTCTCTTTTGTAGATAGGTCATCAATAAATCCTCTTACAATATATTCACTATTATAAAAATTACTTGTGTTCCAATTTGTTATTAATCCATTTAAATCGTTATAAACATTTAACTGTAAATTTGATTGGTCATATGAAGTTAAAAACCATCCACTGGTGTATGTTAGTCCTGTTGTAATAATATTTACAGTTCCACTATCTTCGGATATTGCCGTTGAATCACCACTATTGACCAATGTTATTATGTCACTTACAATACCGTCTGTTGTTTTATAAAATTTTCTATAATTTGTTCCGTCACTTATTGAATAATATCCATTTAAAACTGTCGAGTCTCCGTCAATGTCGTAATATAATTTTTTACCTTGTACAATACCTAATCCATCCGCATCATTGTAATGTATTTCAAATACGTTTGGTTTATTTTCCACTTTTAATTCGTGTGTAAAATATGTACTTATTACTTTATTACCCGGTTTATCTTGATATGAATATAGTGTATCTTGTGTATTTCCCGTAATTGATTCTAAATACGATTGTACTTTGTCATTAGCATCAGCTTCGGATATGTCAGAAACTATAAACCCATCGGGTATTGTTATGTTAATTGGTATTGGGTTATTTAATTCTCCAATAACGTTATTTGTTTGTATAATAGTATAAGTGGTTGCAGAACTTGTATATGATGTTCCAGTTGAGTATGATTCTGGTTTACCTGCAATATAGAAAAGTAAAAATAAATCTGCAAAATTTGTTGTTACAATAGGTGCATTAGTATATGTTGGGTCACTGATTCTCATAATATCTATTGAAAATCTACTAACATTTGGATTTTGTGTTGTGTCTAAGGCATATGACACGTATCTATTAGTTATAACTCCACTATTTGATACACTGTAAAAATATGCACCGTCACATAATGTGGTATAATAACTTTCATATGGAGTATTACTATGCTCATTACCCGTAGACATGTCTGAGTGTTTATAAACCGTAACGTTTGTATTAAGATATGGTGTTGTCGTATATCTTTTTCTTAAAATTTTTAAAGGTAATTCTCTTCTTGTAATATTTTTTCCTAAAAATAAACCGACAAGTAATGCTATACCGGCAACAATGGCCCCTATAGGTCCCGCAACAAGAGCCCCTTTGGCCAATGAAAGAAGTGCATATCCTATACTATAACCAACCAAAAAATCTGCACCTCCTTGTTCAATAGGTTTATCTGAGATGAGATACTTTTCTGGAACACCAGAAGACAAAGCATAATTTTTTCCGTTTTTATAAATGGCATGTTCAAAACCATTTAACGGTATATGAGTTTCGTTTGAAAAATTATATGCTGTAAAATGTTCATTATTTGCTAAATAATTTGAACTATTTGAGTATCCTAAAAAATAGGAATATGTGCTCGGTACTCTTAAGCTACCTTGCGGAATTTTTTCACTTATGTGTCCAGTGGCTGGCCACGATAGTTCAATGGCGCTTATTGTTGCCCTATCATATGATGGATTTAATGAATAATTTGTTGTATATGTATTATTTTGTGGTACATATGTCCAATCTTTTGGTCCATCAACTTTCGGTATTACTTTAGTACTTGCAAATAATCTACTTTTAAATTGATAATCTGTTTTTGTACCAAATTCTCTTTTTATATTTGAGCTACCTATTTTATACACCATGTTATTGTCATATAGTGCACCGTAGTAGTATGGTAATGAGAAATAACTTAATAATGAGTTATTAAATACTCTATTATAGAATGTTTTACTTGTGGATGCATCCCAAGTGTTTATAGGAGATAAACTATAAAGATATGTTTCAATTTTGGGATTTACTAATGAATCGTATGCCGAATATGGATGAACACCAACTTTATATTTATGAACTAAATCACCACAACCAACTGAAACATTTATAGTAGTTGGAAATCCATTAGTACTTATTGCATCTTTTTTGTACGCAACAGAAACTCTAACGTGAATCATTCCACTATTTGTTACAAAATAATCTGTTCTATTTTGTACATTTAATATATATGGTAACTTATACAGGTTAGAATAATTTCCAACATTAAAAACTCCTTGATTGGCATCCCAAGTTTTTAAATACGATATTTCACCTATTTTATTTAAATTGACCCCATCCCCAACAACATAATAAACTCCCTGATTATTCCCTGTAAATGAAACTGTTACCGGTACAAATTTATTTGGTGCATTTAATGAAAAAACAAAATCCCATGATGTGTATTTTAGTCCCGTATTTAAACTAATACCATTCATATCTTCCGAATGATTAAACGCATCTGGAAAATATGGATGTGTTTCTTTAGCGGTACTTGTTGTTAATTCTGTTGACCTACTATTTGGACTACATCCATACACACCAGACCCACCACCACAACTTCCAATTTCAAATCTATGTGTTGAAATATTATATGTTAATATAATTTTATTATCTCCCCCACCAATAAAATTAACTTTTGGGACATATATGTCCCCATTAGTAAGTTCAATAGTTAAATTATCGTCAAGATAATATGGTGAATTTGTAAATGGTGCAACACTCCAACCTGGCACTTTTTCAGTGTATAATTTTATTGTTTGTGGACATTCATTACAATATGTTGCGGAATTAGAACCTGAAGTTCCTGATGAACCACTAGAACCTGAAGTTCCTGATGAACCACTATAACCAGTACAAAATTCTCCTGATATAACTTCAGGGTCACAATCTAATTGAACTTTAAAACTTCCACTACTTCCTCCCGTTGTTCTAAATTCTACAGTAAAAATTACATCACTTTTATTCTCATCATCTAATAAAACTTGTAAATATTTACTATAGGTTGAGGATAAGATACCTAATGGAATTTCAGAGATAACCGTGTCAATTCCGTTCTTTTTTTGTTTTATGTAAACGGTGATATTTGCACCATTTGTTGTAACAGGAGTAAAATTAAATTTTAATAGTTTTTGAACAGTTGGTTTTACTATGACATATATTGGTCTTAAATTTGTTAATTTAGAATAGACTAAATAAAAACTATTAGAACTTGAGTTATGTAATCCTGTATTTGCCCATGTAAATACCTTCTCAACACCACATTCGTGTGTTGATGGAGTATCACCTGGTATCGGTTCTGGACAATTAAAATTAAAATTACTCATTTTCTATTGTTAAAATATTTTTAACCCATATATGGTTGACATAGTGCTGGGTATGTGTGTTAATTTTACTGTTTCAATTATGGTTGTTAAACTTGGGGTTCTGTTGTATTTTTTTACAAACAATTCCTTTTTACTACTATAGTTAAATATCATAATATTAATATCCTCGGTTTGACTAGGGTCCAAATAAAAGTTTACATTAAATGTTCCGTAAGTGTTTTGAACATTAAACCAAATAATTTTAGAGACCCTACCAAAAGGTACACTAAAAGATACGCTAGGAATGTTAGTATATGTACTCATTTTTTATATTTTTTATATCGCTTCACCATATATTACAGGTAATCCACTTCCACTATCAACTTTACCTGTTGTTGTGAATATCTCACCTGAATTTATAAATCTTGTTATTTCATTTCCATTACAATCTAACCAATTTGCTGTTGCACTAAATCCATAATTTGCAGAGAATGTAATATCCACACAATCACCTATCACAGCAACCGTTGAATTACATAATGTACCTTCATTTGTTATTGTGAATGAAGCAGGATTAAGTAGAACTAATGGAGATTTTATTGTTTCAATAATAACACAATCATAAATTGTTTGTGTTCCAACTGTAGCATATATTGTTTGTTGTCCCGATACGTTATTGTAAATAATATAACCCGCGTCTGTAACGTTTAATACAACATTTTGTTTATACGTTTCGGTTGTTTCAGATACCGAATCACAAGATACTGTTGTTTGACAAGAACTTGTTACAGATAAATCAAATGGTTGGAATAATCCTGTATTTGTTGAGAGTACATATATATCCAACACTTTATTTTCTTTTGAACTATAATAACCAACTGTTTTGGTGAATTCATTTAATCCTCCAGTTAATATAAATAATTCACCAACTTTTTCCTCATAATTACCTATAAAAATCTCAGTAGTATTATTATTAGTTGTTGCACTTACTGTCATTTCGTAGTTACCATATGGTTGATCTAATTCAAATGTGTTTAACATTCTACTTAATCCAGCAGAATTAATTGTGTTTACAACCGTACCGGTTCCACAATTAGATCTTCTTGATATACTTAGACTACAATCACCACTTCTTTCAATTAAATAAGAATTTTCAGGATTTGTACCTCCATCAAAACTTGAATAGAGTGATGGTTCCTCATTTGAACAGTTGTCTGAACATATTTCATTTTCATAAGTTCCAGCCGATGAATATGTCACGAACTCTTGTGTTCCCGTTTCACATGGATAATAATATAAATAGATTTTATTATCGGTATTACCACTTATTACATCCAAATCCGCTTGTGATATTACAACATTATATGATGTACAACCATTACAATCTCTTGGTGTACTTGTTGGTGTTGGTGTGTGAGTTGGTGTAACGGTATTTGTTGGTGTAACGGTATTTGTTGGTGTAACAGTTGGTGTAATAGTATTGGTTGGTGTAACGGTATTTGTTGGGGTGTTGGTTGGTGTAATTGTATTAGTCGGCGTTTGTGTAACCGTTGGTGTATTGGTTGGTGTAACACTATTTGTAGGTGTGTTAGTCGGTGTAACTGTATTCGTTGGTGTGTTAGTTGGCGTTTCAGTATTTGTCGGTGTAACTGTATTTGTTGGGGTGTTAGTTGGTGTTTCAGTTTGAGTAGGTGTTTGAGTCGGTGTTTCAGTTTGGGTTGGTGTTTGTGTAACCGTAGGGGTATTGGTCGGCGTTTCGGTATTAGTTGGGGTTTGAGTTTGTGTAGGTGTTTGAGTCGGCGTTTCAGTTTGTGTTGGTGTAACCGTATTTGTTGGTGTAACTGTATTAGTTGGGGTATTTGTTGGGGTCTCAGTTTGAGTTGGTGTAACCGTAATAGTAATAGTAGGTGTTATTGTAACTGTTGGTGTAACCGTTGGTGTTTGAGTTGGTAACATACTTACAAAATCAAATGAACAATTTTCTTTTGTATTATGTAATGTTATTAACGTTGTCTCTATTGGTACCGAAAGTAAAACTCCTGAATCTGTTGTTAAATCTGAATATGAAACATTTATTGCGTCACTTTCAGTATATACCAAGGTGGCGTAATTAGTACTTACACCATCGTAGTGGATGTTGTAAGGACCTTGTGATGTCCCCGTGGTAATTTTTACATAAAAGTATCTATTCATTTCTTATTTATAAATATCATTTTTATTTTTATGGACAAATTGTTATTGCATTTACACGTCCTTCGTCATATCCATTTACGGGTTCACTATATTGACCAGTTACATTACATGACATTACCGTAGGTGACCCAAGTGTTGCACTTATATATTGCCAATTTGAAGGGGATGGCCAAGCAATTTCATAGACACTACCATTAACTAATTTTTTATATGTCAAATCTCCAAGTGCGGGTAATGTTCCATTCCCAACAAAATAAAATTCATAACCACTTTGTGATGCAATACTAATACCTCCACAATAAGTAGTTCCCGGACTGTAACCATAAGAATTTACATTACTTCCAGGGTACACTCTTTTATAAACTACTCCGGGTGGTGTAGGTTCACTATATGTCCAATCGGTAATATCAGTAATAATACAATCAACAATGGTTACTATTTTAACGTTAGGGTCATTTGAATTAATAAATGATGAATCAAATAACCAATACTTACCATTTGTTGCACATTCACAATTTGTAAAATATGGATCATTAAGATATACCCTATTTCCAATTGCAATTGTGGCGATATCAACCGTTTCATATCCTGTTCCTTGAGAGGTATAATATTTATACAAATTGTAAACATTACCCGCATTTGTTGTTGTACCTGTATAGAAAATATATTGTTCACCTAAAACCTCTACACTCCTTATTAATTGATACGTTGTTAAACCAGATGATGGTTTAACACAAGGTCCTATTGGAGTTGGTGTAACTGTATTTGTTAGTGTTGGGGTTGGGGTTGGTATTGAATATGTTTCCGTGAAAGTTACATCCACCACACAATCTAATGTTGGTGTTGGGGTTGGTATAGAGAAAACTTCCGTGAAAGTTACATCCACCACACAATCTAATGTTGGTGTTGGTGTATTGGTTTGTGTTGGTGTATTGGTTGGTGTACCGGTTTGAGTTTGTGTTGGGGTTGGGGTTGTCGTTTCGGTATTAGTCGGTGATTGAATTGGTGTACCTGTTTGAGTTTGAGTGGGCGTTTGAGTTGGTGTAACCGTATTGGTAGGTGTAACTGTATTGGTCGGCGTGTTAGTTGGCGTTTCAGTATTGGTAGGTGTTGGTGTATTAGTCGGCGTCTCGGTGTTAGTCGGCGTAACAGTATTAGTCGGAGTTTGAGTCGGAGTTTCTGTGTTAGTTTGGGTTGGAGTCTGTGTTGGTGTTTCTGTGTTAGTCGGCGTGTTAGTCGGTGTTTCAGTATTTGTCGGTGTTGGCGTCTGAGTTGGCGTTTCAGTATTAGTAGGTGTATTAGTCGGTGTTTCAGTATTTGTCGGTGTAGGTGTTTGAGTTGAAGTTTCGGTATTGGTCGGCGTGTTAGTCGGCGTTTCAGTCTGAGTCTGAGTCGGAGTTTGAGTTGGAGTTTCGGTATTAGTAGGTGTCTGAGTTGGCGTCTCAGTTTGAGTTTGAGTAGGTGTTTGAGTTGGTGTTTCTGTGTTAGTTGGCGTAACTGTATTAGTCGGCGTGTTAGTCGGTGTTTCGGTATTAGTAGGTGTAGGAGTATTGGTTGGCGTTTCAGTTTGTGTTGGGGTGTTAGTTGGCGTTTCGGTGTTAGTCGGTGTAACCGTATTAGTCGGTGTAACAGTCTGAGTTGGAGTCTGAGTTGGTGTTTCTGTGTTAGTTGGCGTTGGAGTCTGAGTCGGAGTTTCAGTCTGACTAGGAGTATTGGTTGGTGTTTCGGTATTGGTAGGTGTAGGAGTATTGGTCGGCGTTTCGGTATTAGTAGGTGTAACTGTGTTAGTAGGTGTTTGTGTAACCGTAGGTGTGTTGGTTGGGGTCTCAGTTTGGGTTGGTGTTGGAGTCTGAGTCGGAGTTTCAGTATTAGTAGGGGTGTTGGTTGGTGTTTCAGTATTAGTTGGAGTTGGTGTATTGGTTGGTGTCTCTGTGTTAGTTTGAGTTGGCGTAGGTGTTTGTGTTTCAGTCTGAGTTGGGGTCTGAGTCGGCGTTTCGGTTGGGGTCTCAGTATTTGTAGGTGTAGGAGTATTAGTCGGCGTTTCGGTATTGGTTGGAGTTTGAGTTGGTGTTTCAGTTTGTGTAGGCGTAGGTGTCTGAGTCGGCGTTTCAGTATTTGTTGGTGTAGGTGTCTGAGTCGGCGTTTCAGTTGGTGTTTCAGTATTAGTTGGGGTTGGTGTATTGGTTGGAGTTTCAGTATTAGTAGGCGTTTGAGTTGGTGTCTCACTTGGTGTATTAGTAGGCGTTTGGGTCGGTGTTTCAGTATTGGTTGGTGTAACCGTATTAGTAGGCGTTTGAGTTGGTGTCTCGGTATTAGTTGGTGTCTGAGTTGGTGTGTTGGTCGGTGTAATAGTATTGGTCGGCGTTTGTGTAGGTGTACCTGTTGGGGTCCTTGATGGTTCTATCGACTGTACCAAAGTTCCAGTTGGTGTATGGGTTGGTGTAACGGTTGGTGTTTGTGTATTAGTAGGGGTATTCGTTGGTGTTTGTGTATTAGTAGGGGTATTTGTCGGCGTAACTGTATTAGTCGGTGTCTGACTAGGTGTAACAGTCTGAGTTGGAGTCTGAGTTGGTGTGGATGTATTGGTTGGTGTAGGTGTAGGTGTAGCCTCATTTGTTGGAGTCTGAGTTGGTGTTGGAGTTGGAGTTTCACAATTAACTGTCAATACTTTTACAACTCTATCCGTTGACCATGGTGCAATAAATTGTATTTCAATATTTTGTTCCCCTTGAGTACTAAATTGTTTTGTTACCGAACCATTTGATTCAATTGAATTACTTGTTCCATCTCCCCAATGAATTGTAAATTCAGCATCAGCTAAAACACTAAGAGAACCATAATTTGTTGTGTTATAAACCGTAACAACATCACACTCCACATCGTAAGCAAAGTTTGCCGTTATTTTATTTTGTCCAACTTGTCCAATTTTACCGTCAAACGCATACATTTGACCCATCTCATAAGCACTAGACTCTAAGAATATAGGTAACTGTGTATCATCGTAAATTTGTGAATTAATTTGTGATGTGGTTCCTGTTACACGATACCATGTAGAACCACTATACTTATAATAACCTTGAACAAGATTATCTGTTGTTCCCGTTGTTGTATTGTAAACTACAAAACCTTGTGACGGGGTATATCCTGTTGGTAAATAACCTGTGTTATCTGACCATGGAATTAAATTACCCTCATTATCATACCATTGTTGCGCAGATAAAGAAACCAATGCTAAATTTGGTATTTCTTTTCTTCGTATTTTATGTATGATTTTTTTCACTTACTATAAATAAAGGTGTTTTAATATTCGGTGTTTATTATTTATCATTTGATTTTTATTAATATGGACATGATGGACAGTTATTTTTTGACGCATCACTAATTTGAGTATTACCCAATTCGTTAGTGTCGTTTGTAAATGAAACAACTCTATAACAATATCCAGCGCCACTCCATAACTGGTCACTACCATCAAGAGTACCGTCAGTTTGTTGATCCCACCAAAAATTTGTTAAATTATTGCCCGCCAAATCACAAGGACCTCCGTTATAATCTCTAATTCTTTCTAATATTACATATCTATATTGTGGTGTGATAGAATCATCAAGTATTGTAAATGTAGGTGTGAACGCAACTTCTCCTCCACGTACAGATGTGCTTCCTGTAAATATGGCCACAGAAAATGTTTGATCACCCTCAGTAGTCTCATCATCAACTGCAACTAAATCAAAAGTATACCCTGTGGGTGATGAAATAGTCGTTGCAGTATTAAGGTTTTCAAAATCTTCAACATTGGCGGTTCCTGATTTTTTACCCCACCAAATGTGCATACCTTCCGCACTCATATTTGTTGTTACAGTAACCGTTATAACATTACCAGGTGGTTGCTCACCTATTTGTGATTTATCAACCGTTGCAGTAAATGTTAATGAGGTTGGTGGTGTTCCAGAACTACCTGATGAACCACTAGAACCTGATGAACCACTAGAACCTGATGAACCACTAGAACCTGATGAACCACTAGAACCTGATGAACCACTAGAACCTGATGAACCACTAGAACCTGATGAACCACTTGTACCGGCGGATGTTCCGCCCTTTTCGTAGAACTTAACAGCGTTTATTGTTGTACCACTAACAGTACCCACTCTAGTTCCTTTAGTTATTCCATTGTAATTTGATATCTCGTATGTGTGATTTGTTCTATCAATATCAACTTGGTAATACATATCACTTTCTTCAGTAACCTCATAATTTTGAGTGAATCCCGAATTTGTAAAATCAACAATGTTTCCGTTTTTGGCATTGTAAAATTTAGCAGTCATAAAAAATGTGTTTCCTGAAGTTGTACCACTTAAGTTGGTTTCAATAAAAACATCTTCTTGTTCAAACCAAAACAAATACATGTTTTCTTTATTTTTATAATTGTTACCATTAAAGACAGGTAGATGTACATAACCACTTAATGTGTTATAAAACATTTTCTCACCCAACGGTAAGGATAAGTTTCTACTAAAAACTAATTTTCGATTTACTCTTGTAGGTGGTTCACATGATAAAGTGTTTCCATTAACAACACCAGGAGTTTTATAAAATTCTAATCTAAAAAAACTATCTGTTGATTGTTTTAACATTAATTCATTTTCTCTTGAACTAATATCTTGTGGTGTATAATCTTGGACATATGTTGATCCACTTAAAAAATAAAAATAAAACCAAATATCTGATTGTGTTATTGATGATTCACCAAAACTATATGGTTTATGAATAAATCTGATAACATCATAATTCTCAATCGGATTTAAAATTTCATCTAACACTTCTCCTTCAAATTGTTGTAAATTTTCCTCTGACCCTAAATTTGATAGGAAATCAGTTTCTACATTTAAAACTAAATTGATGTCGTTTGTGGTTTTAATAATTTTCATTAACAAATACCTTTAGTGTTATTTCTTGGGTTATTACTATCCAAGAAGTTTATTAGACCATCGGCCTTGTTTGTATAGTATCTTTCATTTCTTAAATAGAAATTAATATCGGCTTTAACATAATGTTGTCCATTGATAAAAGGAAAATCGGTTCCATTTCCATCAACATCAACATAACCATGGTCATATAAATCACGATATCTCCATAATTTATCTTGACTATCATATATTTTATTTTCAGGTATATTAAAAATATCTTTTGTATCTGAATTTTCAATATAGGGTGAAAGTTGTCTAAGTTTTATTCTATGATGTGGTTGATAATGTAAACCAAATGGATTATTCACCGTCGCACCCGAAAATCCATCTACATTAATAGTTTGTCCATAATCAAAAATTGTTGTTGGGTTTGTTATTTTTTGAAACGCCTCACAAATAATTCTTTCTTTTAATTCTTTTGGGTTGTACTCAACAAAGGCACCAGTTAATACGGTTCCTTTTGATATTGTATTACCACTAGTGAATGTTATAGAGTCTCTCGTGAATGTAGTACCATTTCCAATTGTACTTTCATTTGATGTTGTACCACTAAAATGATTATCAACCCAACTATTATGAAAATTAAATTTGTGTCCTACTTTTGGTGGATAATTAAAATAACCATTTCCATTTCTAAAAATAGTTGTTACATATATTTCTGTTGGTGTGTATCCTAAATTATTTTTTAATTCTGACGTAAGTTGAAATGGTTCCTTAAAATCAAATAGAACCGATTCAGGTCTATTTCTCTCAACTAACACGTCATTAATTCCCGCACTATTTTCAAATATTATCTTTTTTTCATTTTCAAAAATTGGACTTTCAAATCCAACATTGTCCATTATATAATGACTACTATCTGTTAATGTTTTATGTTTATGTACATAATACGATGATGTTGTGTTAGTTATATTATTAACATCCAATACCCTTTTACCTGTAAATAAAATTTTATTATCTGTACCAATTGTGATACCACTTTTAAATGATGATTTTGATAAATTAATAACATATTTTTCTGAATCGTAGAATTCGTTTCCAACTGAATCAATTTGGTATGTTCTACCTGTTATTGCTCCCGTAAATGTTACACCTGATAATGTGATATATTCCCCTTGTTTCATCCCATGTTCAATAGGACTCGTTAATTCATAAAAATTACCAACCGTATAAGAAACTCTAAACGGTATTCCATCTCCTGATTTAAACGTTATTATATTATTACCGACAGTCTTTGTACTACCAGATAACGTATATGTCATTTGGTAATTAGAATCTCCACTATAAACATATGATAAATAAAGATTCCAATTATGATATGGTGCCATCATTGTGGAAATCGATGTGTGACCTGTTGGTCCTGTGTAACTTAAATTACTATTAAAACCAACTGTCGTTCCACTTACTGGTGTATTAATTTGTCTACGTAAATCTCTTCTTAAAAATGCAAACTCATCATATGGTAAAAATCCAGTAAATCTATTCGCACCATCAAGTCCATTTGTTCCATCACCAGCCAAGTATAAATTTTCACTTAAATAATCGTAAGGAGTATCACCACTATACATGTTACGGAAGACCATTTTCATCTTACCGTAAATTTTATAATCAATACTATCTTGTCTTTCTTTATTGAATAATTTTTCTAAATCTAAAACAATGTCTCTATCACCAAGTCTCATTAGGGACTCGGACGATTCTAAATTAACTTGTAATGTTAAATCTTGTTCCTCGGCTTTCTTGTACCTTTTATTAGGTAATAATATTTCTTTATTCTCTTCCATTATTCAGCTGGTGGGAACGCTCCCTTCGGACCAAATAGGTCAATAAATTTATCAAGCCCAGTTTTACCGGCTTTCAGTCCAAAATAAAATTGGAACGGTGTAGAAAGTATTTGTTTACTACCACTATAATAATCTGAAGTTGGTCTAATAATAAAATCGACATTGATTGTCCATGATTGTGTTGACCAACCTGTAGAACCATCGTTACCAGCGGGACCATTTCTTGTATATAATGTACCTACTGTTGGATTTAATATTGAACCACTTGTAACCGCTAAAACAGTGTATCCTGGATATTGATTATTATAATCTTGTAATAATGTTCCAACAGATATTAAACTACCTGATTGTGTTTTACCTGTGATTACATCATCAAATTCAATTTGGTCTGTTGTGTTACCTGTAATTGTTAATCCGGCAAAATTATATGTGATGGGTAATAACAAATATTTGTCAGATATATCATCATATGTACCCGTATAAGAATAACCATAGGTCATACCTTGTAATGGTTGTGTTTGTATTGTGGTATAATCCCAAGATTGGTCATCTGAAGTTGCTTCATTTGTACCACCGAATCCTGTTCCCTTTTTATCCCATAAATGAAAGGGTACAATTTGTGATGATTCTGTTAATCTTCCCGGTTCATTTAATGATGCCCTAACTCTTTCACCATCATCGTTAAATTCTAATGTAATTGGTGTTGCTCCGTAATAACCATTTGGTTTAAATACTTGTGGATATAAATCAGGGTCAAGTACTTGATATGAGTAACCCAAATATTTTGGACTTTGTAAATCAAATGGTTCTATTCCAGTTTCACAATTTGTTGATATTAATTGTAAAATATCACCATCTAAAACATCACTAAGTTTAATTGATGAAAATCCTGAATTTGTAAAAAAATCTTTTAGTTCAAATTCACTATTACTAACATCTAATCTATAATTTATTGTTAATCCTAAAATCTCACCAAAGTTTTGATATGAAGTTGCACCAATTGACCTTACAACTGAAGAATTAACATCTAAAGTTGGGTCTGTTGTTATTTCTTTTATAAATTCATCTCTTGGTCCTAAATCAACAAATGTGGTTGGAGTTCCGATTCTTTTATACACACTTGAATTACCGAACGTTTCAACTGATGGAACAAATGTTCCGTTAAATTTAGTTGACCTATAATAAAACCTTCCTTGTGTAACAACAAATCTAACAACGTCTCTACAATATTTTGCAGTGTTTTCGTTTGCATTATTCACAGCATCGGACATTTTTTTAGCTTTAAATTGAAAGAAATATAATGAACCTGATAACCAATTGTCAATAAAAGCATAATTTACAATTCCACCACAAAACATTTTTCCAACTCTTTTTCGTCTTCTATATTCTATAAGGATATCAAATAATCTTTTGTTAGATAATGAACCTGGTGTTATATAAAATCCTCCATTTGAAAATTCGCTATAACCTGATTTTGTTATTGGTGAATAAGATTCTCCTTCATAATTTGTTGGTAATTTAAAATTAGTGGTATCGGATAATTTTGTTGCCGTTACGTCCAACCCTGGTGTGTATACTGTTGTTTCAGTTCTTCCTGTACCAACATAATATATTGCAACTAATGATTCATTATATGGTACATCATAAAGTTCACAACCTGATTCAAGTGTAACTAAATTACTACTTGGGTTAGATGTTGCGTTTTTATCTTTAATAATTAAAGTATATAGTGATGAGTCTGAGAAAAAACCAGATGTATCATCAAAAAGTATACCTCCACTACCATCATCACTGAATGGTGTGTCATCTAAACTAATGTTATTACCATAAAATGAAATAACATAATCACTTTGTCTATTAATAAAATCATTAATATCAACTAATGGGCTTGCCGTACCAACACAAATACCAACATCAGGAACTGCACTATTAAAATTAGCAGCATTTAAAATTCTATATGATTGATCTCCAGAACCCGTAATTTCTATCGTACCAACTTGACAATATTCTGAACTTGTTGATGTACTACCTTGTATACCATATAAATTATTAGCATCATTACACTCTTCACATTCGGGATATGTTATTAGGTACAAAGCTCTTTGTGATGAATCTTGAATTCTATACGCAAATTTTCTAATAGATCTTGACAATCTTTTAATTGGGAAAAAATCAACAGCATCTGCAAGTCCATGAAATACTTTAGCAATGGTGTTAAAAAATGTTAATGTAACAACATTTATTAATTGTTCAAAAAACAATAATACGTCGGCAATTAATAATGTAAATGTATAATTCTTAAGTCCAAAATTCACAGGAGGTGTTAAATGATCACCACAATCTTCTTCTTCATTGGGTACTAATTCTTTAAGACCTATAAATCTATCTTTAGTGAATAGATTATCATTATGATATGAACTTTGAAATGATGAAACAGTATAAACTTTATTATAATTAAATCTATAGAAATAATCTTTCGGAAAATACTTTCCATTTTCATTATATAAAATCCCTAATGACCCGTCATTACTAACTGCAGTTGTTGGATAATCAGCCCAATCTAATGACCATGCATACGATTTATCATCTATAGTCCAAGTAGTACTATTATATGAACCATACTCTCTAATGTTTGGAATTAAAAAATCAGCGTTTTGTCTAACTCTTGATAAATCATTATCATTTATGTTAATTCTTGCTCGATAACATGCGGAAGTCGCAACTCCTTTATTTGGGTCATTTGTTATTTCATTTTCACCAAACTCGTTAGTGTAAATGAAATCCATATTCATTTCCAAAGGAATTACAAAACCACCATCATCTGGAACATCTTCATTAAGAATTACCTCCTCTAAGACTGGTTTATTATTTTCATCTTTAACCGGTGTGAATCTAATTAATTCTACTTTAGCCGATTTGGCAAGTAAGTCACACTTACGTCCCATCTTAGCCCTTGGTACACAAGTTTTACTTATTGAATTTTTTCCACCGTCAGTGTAAACTCCTCCGATTAAATATGCTTTAGGTTTTATAGTGACACCTCTTTCTGTCAAATCAAAATCAGTTCTTGTTAAACCAATTTCACAATAATCTTCATTACCCCAAAATGGATATACTTCAATTGATTTATTATATGAAATAATTTGAGGAAGGGTTATTAAATCTTCTGAAGATTTAAATTTGTATTTGTTTTTAAATTTATCAACACCAGCACCTTGTCTCATTAAATCATATGGTCTTAATGAAAACGCTCCAATGTCTGATAAATCTACATCGACATGTAATGTTTGGTTACCTAATGGTACACCCCAAATCATAAAATCACCAGCCTCATTAGTTTTAACCGTATAAGAATAATAGGTTTCGAAAACCTCCAAAATTTCTTCTCTTGTTAAAATATCGGTTTGGTCAAAGAACGTACCTGTTGGTTCATGTCCTCCGTGTTGTTGTCTAGATGGTAATAAATTGTATTTGTAACCCGCCTCATTTTTGTCATCAGCCTCTTTATATGGATATAAAGCTGAAATTACGGGGTCATTTTTGTGTTCGTCTTTTAACGGAACAAATATTGAAACTCTTGCATTTGGTATACCTAAACCATTGTTAACCGAAATCCTACCACAAACAACACCATAATCTGAGCAAAACGAGGCGTACGCGTCTTTCTGACTGAACTTTAAAGATAGAATTTCTAACAATTCATAATCTTGCTTTAGTTCGACGGTAATCTTGTTGTCCTTACCAACGTTGGTTAAAATTCTATGTTTTTGCATGATTCTTATAATAAATAGAAACGATCGGGTTTTCTATTATTATAACGAAAAAACATTTTAATATGTAGTCGTTCCTAATGTTTTAGTTCTAACTTTGATATCGACATTTGGGAATCTAATTTGGTAAATTTGGTTAGATTTCATAAAAATAGTCATGTCACTCTGTTGTATCTCTTTGGTACTATCATTTACGTATGATTGTGAAACTTCAGCAGATGAATATTGGCCACCGATTTTATTGAAAACTCTAACATCAATTACGTTGATTACACCATTTTCTTGACCAACTTGTCTAATCAAATCACCAACAAATAACGGGTCTCCCATCTTTCTTTTATCAAATGAGAAGAAATCAATCGTATTGTTAATTGTTGTTTTTATGATATCAGAAGGGTTTTCATTTTTATCAATAATCAAATCAATTTCCAATCCTAAGTCTATAACCTCACCATTTGCAATATCTATGTAATCATTTATCATTCTATATTCAGATAGATAATTAATGATATTATTTTTTAATGTGTTAGAAACTGTGTCAGTTAAATTACCTTTATCATCATATGATAATATTTTGATTTTAACCTTATTATCTTCTTCCATGACGTTTACCTTAGCCGGTGCTCCGAAAGTCGATGGCATGACCTCTATTAACGATTTATAGTCATTTAATGTAACCGCCCTATCTTGTGCTGCGAAATTATATGAAATCATATTTCTTAATTCCTCAATTGTTGGTTGGTCAGCACCACCTACCGCAGGTGTGATATTAGTAACTTTTAAAGATTGTATGACTTGAGTGTTTGTTGAACTAACAGGTCCGTTTACATTGAATTCGACAGTATCAATACTGTTTACGACGTTTACACCTACGTTTGAATTTTTACCACCACCAATTCTGTATTTTACGAATAATGTTGTATCTGTTTTTGGTACTGCACCTAATGATAAATTGTTTAAATAACTCGCTAAATTCACTTTTAATTGACCCGTCATGTAATTATCCAAATTATCTAATGGATTAACAGTCCCAGAACCAAATATCAATGAGAAATATCCTTCAGGTGTATATTCAGTTATAAACTTATTTGTAACGTCTTTGTAGACTCCAGATTTAAAATTATCCTTATCTGAAACCGCCGTTGAATCGGGTATAAAAACTCTATTTTGTATTAAACTTTTAACTTCATACCACTTATTTGTGGTTGTTAAAAATTCACTTGGTGTTGGGTTTGCACCAAATGACGTACCCTCTTTATGTATAATTGAAACAACACCTAAAACATTTTGTTCAGGTAAAAATAACTTCAAGAACGGTTTTTGATCTGTTTGATTTATAATTTTTCTATATATTTTACTAACACCGTTAACAACCGCATCTCTTTTTGTGATTGTGTAGGAAACTAAAGTGTTATTTGCATTAAAGTTTGGTATTTTAAGTCTATTTGGTTCCCCTTTAGTGTTAAATGGACTAGAGAAATCAATATCCTCTAATGTTTCAAAAACTTGTCCACCACCTGAAACTTGAGCTCCTGTTTTTAAAATACCCAAATATCTTTCATCTTCCTTGTCTCCTCTAACAGGTACATTTATTGAGAAATCACACAAACAAACCGATGGTCTGTTACCGGGTATTTTAAGTCCGTAGGTTTTTGCAATGTGATATAACGATTGTCTTTGTTGAGCAAAGTCCAACATAGTTTCTTGCCAAACCCTATCAATGTGATAATGTAAGTTATCGGTAACAGCCGCGTTTAAATCTAACAATACAGAATATATTGACGCATCATTGGTGTTTTTAACCAAATCAGGATAATATTGTTTAGTTAGGTTTACTAATTCCTGTCTTAAACCCGCAAAATCACGGGTTGCATATGATATTTTTTTACTCATCTTAAATGTTTAATATTACAAAATCTGAAGTTGAAAATGCTCCATTAGTTACTGTGTATTCAATTTTTACTTTGGCAGTATATGGTTTGGTTGAATGGTCGGAAACCCTGAATAGTCTTTCATCTTCCATCATGTTAAATGTGGTTGTTTCATCGGGGTCATCCTCCGCGGACATGACATTAATTGATGTGATATCTAAATTAGGGATATAGGTTTTTACCGTCTCTCTAATCTCACTTTCAATCAATCCGAATGTTACCATATCGTTTTGGTCGAAGATAAATTGATATAAACGGGTACCAAAATCAGGTAAGAAATATCTACTACCTTTTCTTGTCAGTAAAAGATGAATTAGGTTTCCTCTAATCTCTCTTTCTGCCTCTCCTGTCATTTTTAAAAACTTTCCTTCTAAACTATCTCGGAAAGGAAAATCTATACCATATGTCGCCATACCTATAAATATAAACTAATATAAAATGGTAATAAATAAAAAAATCCAGCCGAAGCTGGATTTAAATTAGTGTCTTAATATTCACCCCCTATATTCTCAAGACCTGGGAGTACTCTTCAAGGGGTCTCCCATTATTTTAAGAACCACATCCCTCACAATCAAATGGAGAGTCTACTGGTTTTTCCGATGTCATTACTACCTCAGGTGTTTCTTCACTTATTAAAGAATTATTTTTTGGTACTTCAACATTATTTACTGATGACGTTTGTTCAATTGGTTTTGATGTTGACATATCCACACCCAAACCTTTAATTGCATCCACCGCCGCTCTTGTTCTTAAATAATACATACCCGTTTTTAACCCCAATTTCCAACCAAATAAATGTGCGGCTAATAATTTGGGTTTGGTAGCGTTATCCACAAATAAATTCAATGATTGTGACTGATCAATAAAAACACTTCTATTGGCTGCCATTTGTAAAATTCTCTTTTGTGACATTTCCCAAACGGTCTTATATACTTCCTTCATTTCTGTAGGAATTTCAGGTATGTTTTGAACTGAACCATTTTCCATGATTAGTTTATTTTTAATACCTTCATTCCATAAACCAATTTTTATTAAATCATAAACCAAGTGTTTATTAATCATAATAAATTCACCACTTAATGTTCTACGAGAATATAAGTTAGTTGTAAACGGTTCAAACGCTTCATTATTACCTAAAATTTGTGCAGTCGATGCAGTTGGCATTGGTGCAACTAATAATGAATTTCTAACACCATTTGTTTTAATTTCTTTTCTTAAAGATTTCCAATCCCAACGACCTGATAAATCTGAATCTTTTTTACCCCACATTTCATATTGTAAAATACCCTTTTCAATTGGTGAACCTACAATTGTTTCATATGGACCAAATTCTTTCGCTAAATCTTTTGATGAAGTTAATGCCGCAAAATAAATTGTTTCAAAAATATCTGTTTGTAATTTATCAGCCATTTCAGATTCAAAAGGTAAAGCCAATTTACACATTACGTCCGCCAAACCTTGAACACCTAAACCAACAGGACGATGTCTAAAGTTTGAACGTTTAGTTTCTTCGGTTGGGTAGAAGTTTAAATCAATTACATTGTTTAAGTTCTTAACAACTTGATATGTGTATTCATAAAGTAACTCATGATTGAATTCTCCATCAAGGATATATTTTGGTAACGCGATTGATGCTAAATTACAAACTGCTTGTTCAGTTGGTGAACTATATTCAATAATTTCTGTACATAAATTTGAAGATTTAATAGTACCTAAATTCTTTTGATTTGATTTATAATTCGCTGGGTCCTTGTATAACATGTAAGGTGTTCCCGTTTCAATTTGTGCAGTTAAGATTGCGTCCATTAATTTTCTTGCCTTAACTACTTTTCTTGCCTTACCATCCTTTTCATATGATTCATATAAACGAGTGAATGCTTTATCTTCAGGACTGTCGTAAGCGTCGGATAATCCTGGCGCCTCGTCAGGTGAAAATAGGGACCAATCTCCATCACTTTCAACACGTTGCATAAATAAATCGGGAGTCCACATCGCTAAGAATAAATCTCTCGCTCTCATTTCTTCCTTACCATGATTCTTTCTTAAATCAATAAAATCAAAAATATCTGAATGCCAAGGTTCAAGATAAATAGCAAAAGAACCTTTACGTTTACCACCTTGATTAATCCATCGAGCAACCTCATTGTATGTTTTTAACATTGGTAACAGACCATCTGAAAGACCTCCTGTTCCTTTTATATAAGAACCTTTGGCTCTAACATCATGAACGTGTAAACCAATTCCACCAGCCCATTTAGAAATCTTAGCCACATCTTTGATTGTATCAAACAACCCATCAATATCATCACCTTTATTTCCAATTAAAAAACAAGATGACATTTGAGCTCGTTTTGTGCCGGCATTAAACAGCGTTGGGGTTGCATGTGTGTAATAATGTTGGGATAAGTCATCATAAATACGAATCGCAGTTCCAACATCACCTTTACAAATACCTACCGCGACTCTCATATACATGTATTGTGGTCTTTCAATAATACGTTCACCTATCTTTAATAGATATGAACGTTCTAATGTTTTAAAACCAAAATAATCGAAATCCAAATCTCTTTCTTGGTGAATTGAACCGTCAAGTGATTCTTTATTGTTCATGACAAACTCATAAACTCCTTCATCAATTAAAGAAGATTCTTTACCTGTTTTTGGTTCAATAAAAGAATATAGTTCTTTAATACATTGTGAAAATTTCTTATGAGTTGTTTTATGTAAATTAGAAACGGCAAGTCTTCCTGCTAATTTTGAATAATCAGGATGTGTTGTGGCCATCGCCGCCGCAGTTTCTGCAGCAAGAACATCTAATTCAGTTGTAGAAATTCCATCATATATTCCTTGTGTAACTTTTAAAGTAACGTAGGTTGGGTCTATGTATTCTAAATTTAAATCACTACAAAATACACTTATTCTTCTTGTAATCTTATCGTATCTCATCTCCTCTAAGGAACCGTCTCTTTTTTTTACTTTCATTTTTATTTTCTAATTTTAAAAATCAACATCACCAAATGCAGAATCTAAATCTTCAGATTCGTTTGTTTTATTCACACCAGCTTTTTGATACTCGGCAACTCTTTTCTCAAAGAAATTTGTTTTACCTTGTAATGCAATGTTTTGCATAAAATCAAATGGATTCTCTGAGTTATAAACTTTAGATACTCCTAAGGCAATCAATAATCTATCAGTTACAAATTCAAGATATTGTGACATTAAATCTGAGTTCATACCGATTAAACGAACTGGTAATGCCTCAAGTATAAATTCTTTTTCAATCTCTAAAGCCCCACATATAATTTCTTTAATTCTTTCAGGTTTTACTTTATTTTGAATATGTTGATTATAGATATGACATGCAAAATCACAATGCATACCTTCATCACGAGATATCAATTCATTTGAAAATGTAAGTCCGGGTAATAACCCTCTTTTCTTTAACCAAAAAATTGAACAGAATGAACCTGAAAAGAAGATACCTTCAACCGCAGCAAATGCAATTAATCTATCAACAAACGACTCTGAATTAATCCATTTTAATGCCCAATCAGCTTTCTTTTTAACAGCAGGAATTGTGTCGATAGCATTGAATAAGAAATGTTGTTCATCTTTGTCTTTTACCAAAGTGTCAATTAAAAGTGAATATGTTTCACTATGGATGTTCTCCATCATAATTTGAAATCCGTAGAAAAACTTAGCTTCAGTATATTGAACTTCGTTTAAGAAGTTTATTGCCAAATTTTCATTTACGATTCCGTCAGATGCTGCGAAAAATGCCAATACATGTTTTACGAAATGTTGTTCGTCAGCATTTAGTTTATTTTCCCAATCAGAAACATCTTGTCCTAAATCAATTTCTTCAGCTGTCCAAAAAGACGCTTCAGATTGTTTATAGAACTTCCATAGGTCATGGTGTTCGATAGGGAAAACGACAAATCTCCCTGGATTGTCTTGTAATATTTTTTCAGTCATTTTGATTTTTTTTAATTTTTAACTACTAAACCTGCCTTTCTTTCTTGTGTCCTTTTGTAGACATCTGCCGCTCTAGTTGCTCTCTCTTGTACTTTTTGTTCTTCAAATCCAAGAAGAGTATTCTGTGTGTCGGTATCAATAACAAGATATTCATTATTGAACTTACAGTTTTGAAATATAACACCGTCTCTACCAATACGTGATTTAAGTAAAGTTAATGTTGCTAAGTTATTTTCTTTTTGTTCAAGTGTTTTAGCGATTGAAACAATTACGTGGGCAATTTGTGCTTTCTTAATTGATCCTCCCATTTGGTCACTATTAACAACTTCAGATGAAATTGATTCTCTATTACCTTGTGTCGCCGTCCATATTGCAATATCGAATTCACCTGTCATTGATTCTAAACTTCTCATAATAGAACCCTCTCCTTTCCATTCTTCTCCATTTACACTTCTTTCGGGAGATATACAATCAACATAATCAATGAGTAGCAAATCTATTTTAAATCCGTCAGAAATCAATTTTCTAACTTTATTTTTTATTTCAGATATTGTTACATTATCACTCGCTAATTTTAAAAGTTTAATTCCACCTTTAGATTGTACTTCAGCTTCTTTAACCTTTATTTTTACCTCTTCAGCGTTTTCTGGTTGATCTTTAGGTGCAACACCTGACCATATGGTATAATGTTTTCTTTTAATATTACCTGGATTATCTTCAAAAAACACTTGTAAAACATTATATCCTTGGTTATATGCCGTGTTAGCCATTTTAGTAAGTAAGGTAGTCTTACCAGTACCCGTAGGAGCTAATACAATACCCAATTCTCCTCTTCCAAGTCCACCCTCTAACAAGTTGTCGATTCCAACAATACCTGTCGCAATTGGAAGTCTATTGTCCTTTTCTAATGCTAAATCAATGTCCTCAAATACATCCGTTCCGTCATCGTTCATTAAACCGATTTGTAACGCTTTTTGTATGATTTCCTCAATCTTATTATAAGATTCAAATTCACCATTGTCAATAATGTTATGTACATCTTTAAGTTTCTTCTTTAAGTTCTGTTGTTTACAGAAATTAAGGGCGGTATCTTGTATGTATTCAGTATTGACTTCTAATTGTTTAATAGCTTCAAGAGTATCAACGTGTTTTGTTGAGTCATTACCACCTTCGGCCATTAACTTTTGTGCAACCGTATCGTAGTTTGGTATAGTGTTATACGTTTTGAATAACTCTTTAACATTTTCCATGATAAATTTAAACGATGTATTATCAAAATATCTACTTTCTAAAACATCAATAATCGTTTCTCCGTACTTCTTGTTTTCGATTATTGACTTAATAAGTGATTGTTGAAATGAAAATCCTAAATTACCAAAATTCTTCTCTGCCATTTTATATATATATTTTATAGTTCATAATTCAAATACGTTGTCTCCAATTCATCAGATGATAAAATGTCAGTTAAATCTGTCAAAATTCTCTTAAGTCTTGGTCGAACATCCACCGTGTATCTAACCTTTGGATGGTAGTAAAATGCTGGGAATATTCTTTGAATAAATACATCCTCATTCAACTTAATTTCCAATAAAAAGTGTTCTTTATCCTTCTCATTTGAATCTTCCACATAGTCAGAAGACAAGATAAAATTTGCATTCTCACATAGATAATTGGAACTTTTTATTTTTAAATCTTCAGCAATATCATCACAAATATTTTTCACATAGTAGTGTAAGTCCATTGATCTTCTAGATGGGTCATAGTGGTCTTTAACGTTAAAAAATCTTTGGACAATGATGTTTCCCTCTAATGATAATAGGAATTCGAATTTAGTAATGTTTTCTTGATTACTCATAGTTTTTAATTTTTATTATTCTTTTATTTTTTTCCTTTCTTGTGAGACGTAAAAATGGGTTTAAAAATTTTATCCATGCATCATCCGATTTTGGTAACACATTGAATAATCCATCTTCCATCATCATTTTCATGGTATTTTTATAAGACCTCCCCTCAGGGTCTAAATTTTCATTAATTAGTGAATCTATATTTTGTTTTGCCTCATCAGTAAGGAACGGGTCATCCAAACTTACAATACGACTGTTTACATCGAAGAACTCATCTCCAAAAACTCCATGCTTAGTTACACCTGTAAGTAGATTAGTTACTAACCTATTTGTCTTATCTTGTTCAAATAAGACGTTACATTTGTCTTTAACTTGTTCAATTGAAATTTTTTCTGTTTTTAGTTCAGGGAAAAGTGATAAAAATCTCTTAACTCCCATTCCTCTTATACCTGCGATGTTGTCTGAAGAGTCTCCGCACATCATTTTAACCAATTTAACATTTTCAATTAAAATTTCTTCGTGGTCGTAAACAATCGTATCGTTTTGTTTGTATATTTTTCCGTGTGACGGGTTGTATATTTGTGTAGTTTCTGAAACAAGTTGAGTTAAATCTCCATCAGATGAGTAAACTATCTTAGACTCGTTGTTTGATTTTTGTGAATAATATGCAATACAATCGTCAGTTTCACAATATTCATATTCTCCTTGTCTAACAAAAAGTTCTTCTAAATATTGTTTTACCCTATCCCTTTGATATCCGTATGAGTTAATCTCTTCTTCAGAACGAAGTCTAGATTTTCTGTTCTCCTTGTAATGGATATAAATTTTCTTTCTGGTTTGTGAACCGTCAAGTCCATCCCAAAATACCACAATTTTATCTAAATGATACGTCTCAAATGCTCTTCTAAGGGTATTAAGAAAATGATATATTCCCCCAATATGTGTCCCTTTATAGAAGTAATTCTTGACACCATAAAAACCAATCGTAAGTAAATTGTCACCATCAACAAGTAAAACAGACATTAATAAATTTTATTATAGATCACTTTCTTCTGTTACAACTTCCACGTCTTCGATGTCTGTAACATTAACACCTAACATCTTACTGATGTAATCACCACACTCTTTTTTGTACTCTTCGAGAGATTTCTTTTCTTCTCCTTCTTCTCGTCCTGCCATAAATCCGTGTGATGTAACCAAGATACGTCCATCTTCATATCCCAAACCATTAATGTGGTTCTTCATAATAGAGATTTTTGTTCTTGTTGCGATTTTAACTTTTCTCTTATCTTTTGTGATTGAGATTTTAGTTGTACCCGCACCTTTTTGATTACCAAATAAGAATACAATACTCGAGTTTAACCAAATCGCTTCTCCACCTTTTGCTTTAATCTTAGGTTGTCCGAAAGGATTATCAGGTAATTCTACCCAAGGTTGGTTAACAATGATTAATGTATTCGTATAAGGTTTATCTGTTCTTCTTGAACCTGAAATACGTTGGTTGATACCCATTCCAATTTTGTCAGCTAATACCGACGCATTGTGTTGTTTACCACCTTTACCATCGTAAGTCATTTTACAAGGAACTGAACCTACTGAATCCCAAAGAATTAATAAATCGTGAGGTAAATCTCCTTTCTCTTGTGCGTCTAATAATTCATTGATATATTCTGTAATTTGTTCAATATATTCAAAATCACTATTAAAAAGATAATCTCCATTTCTATCGAAACCCATCAATTCGGCGTGGTCCCAACTCCATTTTTGTTCTGTGATAATAAACACAGGAACAATGTTTTTCTTTTGTGCATCTACCGCTGACTTTACAAGTGCCGTTGTTTTACCCGTATCACTATGTCCTAATAACATATTGATGTGTCCCATTGCAGGACCGGGTATACCCGTTGCATCTAAGAAAGCATCACCCAAATCAAAGAAACGGTCTGCTTTATATTCGGCCTCTTTAGAGAATTTCTTCTTAATTGCAGAAAAGTCTGTTTTTTTTATACCTGCCATGTTGTTGTTTTTTAAAATGATGTTCCCGACATTGGTGTCGGGAACATCTTAAATTAATTAGAATGGTAATTCACTATCTGTGTCATCATCCGCTTGTGGGTCAACCACAGGTGTAGATGATTTTACATTTCCGATTGTTTCCTCACCAGTTGTGTTGTTACTTGAAACCCATTTGTTTTGGTTTGTGTCCCAACGTGGAGCTTCGCCATTTGCAACCATTTCAAGATAATCTTCACCTTTCTTAGAATAAACATCAGACCAAACTGTCTCATCATCTAACCACGCTTTAGCAACGTCACTATCAGAATGTAATACACTTGAATCGTCATTTAATACTGAATTAATAACTGTGTATTCTTTACCCGTTCCTGCTTTTGTTAAAGTTAAAGATAAGATTAAGTCACGTCCATTTTCAGGACTTGTAACGTCACCTTTGTTACGGAAGATTGGGAAGATTTTATCAATAACACCATCACCTTTGTGATTATGTTTAAATCTCCAAAACTTAACCCCGTCGTTTTCATGGTCGCGGTCGATAACCTTAACAATGTAAAACTTACGAGAGCGGTAGTTACGTGCTAATTCACGGTCAGACTCAACTCCTGTTTGCATTAAACTGTCATGAACCTCATTTAATGGGGAACGTTTTCCTTCTTGTTTAGGGTCATATAATTTAACCCACTTTCCATCCACCTGAACTTCGTGGAAATAAACCTCAACAAATGGTGAACCACCATCTTTTGTAGGTAAAATACGAATACGTCTTTCTTCTCCCTTAGAACCCTTAGGTAATACGGTAGTGAAATAACGCTTCATTCTGTCCTCTGAGGACATTTTGTTAGAATTGCCACTTGTGGCGTTTTTGTTTTTCTCGTACTGTGCTAGTACTGCATCAAATGTTGACATAATTAAGAATTTTTATTTATAAAACTGTTATAGTAAATTATAAATAAAAAAACCCGAATTACGAAATCCGGGTTCAAGTTTTTTTAAAAAGTCTTAAATTACCATCTAATAACGTAATCGTTGTTTGTACCCATGAAATTATTTTTGGTACTTACTTTATATCCGTAATTATCCAATGTGGTTAAAATTTGTTCGTTAATATATCTAGGGTCTATTGTAATTTGATATAATCCCTGTGCCGTTGCTGAGGTTATTAAACCATCTATGTATGATAATGAACCCGTGGCGGTATTTGACGCTGTTCTTGCTGCTGAACCTGATTGCATATTATATTTGTTTTTATTCTAATGTTAATAAATATCCTAGTTTATTAATCAAACCTAAAATCTCATCTCTGATGTTTAATAGGTTTGTGTCTGTTTCGTCAAGTTGTGATGTAAATTGTACTAATGCTTCTCTTAATGTGTTTATAAATCCTTTCATATCTAATTCAGATAGATTTACCAATTCAATGGTTTTAGTTTCGTCGTCTAATATAAAACGACCATACTTTCCCATAGCCTCTTCAACATACCTATCTACCAATTCAAGTAATTCATCAAATGTAGACCCAAAAGCATTATGACGAGCAAACCCTTTGGTTTGCCAATGATTAACCTTAAGTTGCATTTGTAACCCCAAAAAGAAATTTACATTAGAACTTAAATTCATCTTCTTCAGTTTCCGGATTAAATGATTTTCTTATTTGGTCAACGGGGTAGTTACTTACCTCATCTTTAGTTAAAACATATTCGTTTTTACCACTTGCTCTCATTTCACCTTGTTTGTGAGCAAAGAATTCTTGTGGTTTTTCGTTAAATGGATATGAATCCAAAGAACGCATTTCCAATTTTTCAACTTCACTTTTAGGTTTTACCTCATCAATTTTAGATCCTAATTGGTCAATTCTTGAAACCAATTGGTCCATTTGAGCCAATTTAACTTCAAGTTCTCCTAATTTAGAAAAAACGTCATCCATCTTACCAATAAGGTTTCCTTGGTCTTGTTGTTTATCCTCTAAATCTTTTTTGATACTTTTGGTCATATCAACTAAGTCTGTAATATCAATTTCTTCTGTTGAGTCTCCTCCCATTGCGTCGGGAGCCGGTGGCATTCCACCGTCAGCGGGTGGTATACCAGCATCTGGTGCTGGTGGTACATCTCCACCTAATGGTGCGTCCGCCGCCGCTGCGTCTGCTGGAGGTGCCGCTAATGGGTCTTCAACAGGTGCTTCAGGTGCTGGTGGAACGTCTTGTTCCATTATCATCGTTTTACCATATTTGTTAATGGCTTTATAACGATTTAATTCTTCTTGTAGTTTTTGCTCTAACATAGTATTAATCTTGTAATAATTGTCTACCATCGTTGGTAACATATTTTTTATTTATTCTTTCAACAATTCCGTCTTTTTCTCTAATTGTGTAACATTCTCCCGTCATTAAATCACATTCTTCTCTTTCCATACCATCACTTGACGTTCTTTTAGTCTGTTTAGGACTTAAAAATTGGTCCATTGCGTCGTTTATTTTATTATTTTCCATAATGTTCTTTTATATGTATAAATATCCTAAGTTTTATTAATATTCATTTAAACCAATTTAAAATAAACAAAGTCACCGTTATTGATACCTAATTGTTTGAATAATTCATTAGATAATGAAATACCATATGTGTCAGAATCGGGTCCAATGTTAACCGCACCACTTATATTTGTTTTACTTATCATTTCAGTATTTGGGGTTGGGTCTATTTTAACTCTAATACCTTTACCGTTATCACCATCTGGATTTAAGAAAACCGTTGTTGCATTAACAATAAAGTCCGCAACATTCATATTTGATAATTTTTTATTGGTTATATCAAATTTGGTTGAGTAGAATAGATTTTTACTATCCTTAATATCTTCCCATAAAATTTTACCTGTATTAATTGAAGTAATCATAGAATTGTAATTACCAAGAACTTGTCGATTAACTAATTTATTAATAATCTGCATTTCATTTGAATCTTGTAATACGTTATCCTTACTTCCCATTCTGACAGCTTTAGCCTTATAAAAACTTTCACCTTTATATGTAACTTTTTGTATTCCTTTAATATTTTTATACCCGTTAAATGGAATACCATATAAATCTAAATCCTTATCCAATTCTAATTTCTCATCATTGTTTGGTATTGTATTTCCATTATCGATTGTACCCGTACCGTTAGGTGTGGTTATTGTTTGTTCGGTGGTTGGTTTTGGTGCCGTTTCTTGTTTAAATTTAGTTAAAGCATTCATTGTTATTTTATCAAACAATGATTTATAACTAGATGTGAATGAATCTTCAAATGTTGGTAATGCTTCTTTAGGGATACGAGTACCTTTAAAATTAGTGGTGATTTTATTACCCTTAACATTATGACTAACTTCAGTTATCCAATATGTTCCCTTAAAAATTGGAATATTTTTTAGATAAAAATACATCGTTGGTTGAATCATGACACAACCCATCATTGTAATTTCACAACTATATGATGCTTGTCTATATACCTCATATAGATTACTATCAATTTGATAAGCCGCGGCACCTGTTGCTGAACGACCCATATTTTCATAAATCTTAAAGGTTTCAGTTGTGTTCTTAATTGTATCTTGAGATACTTGAACTCCTTTAAAAATTCCCTGATTTTGGTCACCAACACTAATATCAAAAGCGACGACTTTATTTGACCTTGCCATATTTTCAGCTGAGAAAATTTCAGGGTTAGTTAAAATCATAGGGTTGTTAACATTACTACCAATATCATGACTGTCATCATTGAATTTATAATCAGGACTAATATCTGATAAATCCGGATTTTTAGAAGTTGTATTAATATATTGAATTATAATTTTAGGTGACGATTCTTCATAGTCAACATCTAAAAATGTTCCGAAAACCGAACTTGCAGCCTCTCTAGATGATTTGATTTTTTGTTTGGACCCTGAAAAATTTGTTCCGTAAAAATTAACATATGCAGGCATTGGTTTCATGTCAAAACCTTGATTATCACCAATTAACATATTACAAACACTATATAAATCTATAGAACCGTTTTCTGTCATTTCTAAATCTATTAATTTGGTTATATCGATATATGCTAAATCACCAATATCTCTATTTGCCCTATCTAAAAATAAAAATTCTTCCAACATTGATTTTTGACCAATTGAGTTACCTGAAGCCCATTTGTCATTGAATGATTTAAAATAATTGTATAAATCTAATTTGGTAGCATCGTTATTAAAACCCTTAAGGTCTAAAGCGTTTAGTGGATTTCCTTTACCTTTAAAAGTGATATCATTTAATTTTATTATAAATTGAATCAGGTATGTACCAAAATTAGTCAAATATGGTGTTAACATATTAGTAACCAAGTATTCTTTAAATCCTGTTTTTGTTGTGAATTTATTAGCTTTAAATCCGCCAGCAAAAATGTAAATTAAAGGTCTAAACCTTTTTATATTTTCTTCACTAAATTCAACATCACAAATTGTAAAAAATTTCAAATAATTACCATCTAAATCTTCACCCACATATAGTTTAAAGTACTCCGAAGTTCCTGGTGTATATTCTAACGCAACAGTTGTACCTGTTGTTATTTGTGAAGATTCAAACTTTTCATATGATAATGTTGTATTCGGATTGTTACCACTAAACCCTTCTAATATGTGACTATTCATTTCTCTTGGATTTGCAATAGTGATTTTAATCATATTATCAGAACTAAGTAAATCTTTCGTTATACTCTTTAATTTAATTTCTTGTTGTTCTCTAATTGAACCAATGATAACCTCATGGTCGGTTTCGTCATTACTAATAATTGGGACAGTAACAATATCTTTTAATAATTCTTGGAAATTTTGATACTTTACTTCATGTCGTTTATTATCTTCTTCTAAAAGTGTTTCAAACGAGTATGTTTTTACTTCAACATTTTGACTGTCGGAAGCGAATTCTAAAAAATAATTTTCAAATGATTCTAATACCTCATGATTAAATGTTGCAATTAAATCCATTACCTTACGATATGTTCCACTTAAATAAAAACTATTGTCGGTTAAATTACTTCTTTCTTCAGATGTGTCTAAACTTAAAAGATATTCATTTGGTCCGTTAAATGTAACACCACTATAATCTTTAGTTATTTTTTCATCTGAATTCCAAATAACTCTAAATGAACTTTGTTCGTCTTTTGAAAAAACACCATCATAATTTTCTAACGCATTTGATCCGTCAGATGGTAGTAACGTGTAAAAACTTTCAGTTCTTAAACTTAATTCATTATTTTTAATCCAATTGGTGTAATATCTTAAATTTTTATTTTTTCTAACCCTACTGTAGTGTCCTTTATTAGGTTGTGTTCTATCATAATATGAAGCAACGTCATTAACATCATAAAATGTGTAATCATGAATAATTTGGTGGAATATAGCATCGTAGAATGGGTGAACACCTAATTCGGTTTTTTCACTATGTTTAAGTCCTAAGTAATTGTCAAATATTGGGTCGTGAAAAACGTTATCTAATACATCAATACTTAAATCACCAAAAGTATGTCCACTATTATTATCAAAAAATGTACTTCCTGAAATTGGTGTTGTAATTCCTGATAGAATATCTTCATTTTCAAGTAACTTCTTTTTATATCTGTGATATAATGAGCCCCATTTCAACATCAAGTGATACGGTACATAATGTGTTGATGCAACCTCTTTAAACATATCAGAAATTCTAACACTTGTCATTCTTTCATTAAAAATGATGGTGTCTTCTAAATTTTTATATGGTAAAGAATTTAATAAAAGGTATGCTGACCCCGCATATTTTCCGTATAATTTTCCGTTTGTAAAATCTTTATAAAGTTGTTTATGGAAATATGGTGTATTAAGTACATTTACAAATTCACCATCACTAATTTTCAATGTGTAGTTAAACATGTTTTCAAGGTAAGAACCTTTAACCCATGGTGTTGTTTCGTTTGGTGTATTAATGAATCCTTTTTTTGTTTCAACCCTGAATAAATCAAGATATGTTAAATTAGACCTATCGTATGATGGTTTATTTATGTATGAAAGGTATTCATCAGAATTGAATGGGTAAACATTTGTTCGGTATTCTTCTGATTTATAGTTTTGTAACTCTTTAGATAATTCAGGATACTCTTTATCGTTATCTACGTTTAGTTTTTCAGTATAGTTTGCTGTGATGTCAAACGTATTTTGTAAAACATTTTGAATACTCATAGTTGTATCCATATTATCCAAATAATAAAGATATCTATCGTTAGGTGAAAAAGCTTGGATGTAATCTTTTAACTTTTGAACATCCTGTACTTTCTTTAAAACTTCAATGATGTCATAATCCTCCTCAAATGTATTTTTTATATTATCAAATTCAATATTAGCTAATTCAATATATGATGTTTTTGTAAATGGATTTATAAAACTGATATATTTTCCTCTTTCATAAATTTCATATAATATAGATGCTAAACTCTTATCCGTATATGGAATTTTACCAACAATAAGATTTAATAAATCTGAAACTGGTTTAATTTGATTTGAATCCTTATCGTCTTCAAAAATTAAATTTGTTTTAGTTACTCCACCTTCCTTATCGGCTAACGTATCTTCTTTTTTAGTAATAATACTAATATATGTTTCTAAGAAATCAATCTCAGGCCATAATATTTTATCGTTTGTCTGTAATATTTCAACTAAATCACTCGAACCAGGATAAGCAAGTTCATTTTGATTGGTTTTAAATGATGGTTTAGTAATTTTAGGCCATGGGTATATTGAATCCCCATCTTTAGCTTCATTACTATATTCTTTTGTTATAAGTTTTTTTCTTTCGGGTCCGATTTCAAAAGCTTTAAAATGGACATCTTTAAGAAAACGTACATATACCTCGGCATTTGCTAAAACAACCGCAAACACGTTTCTAATGGTTGGGTCAAATCCCAATCCATTAGTTTTATCTTTAACCACTTCATTCATCTTTCGTTCAATTGTCGTTTGAACTTTGTCTCTTTCTGTGTTAAAGTTTTTTTGTAAATCATACACATCCTTAACTAATGAAGCATAATTTACCGCGATATGGTTGGTGTCGGGATTGTCTAGTACTTTATAATAACTCTTTACGTCACTCTTAACATTATTGATTATATCTAATCTGAGTTTTTTTGATATGTCACTATTTGTGTCCTTATTTTGTAATCTAATATATGTTATAATTTTTTCAATTTCCTTGTTGTAAAAATTTATCTGATATTCTAATGTTTTAGCCTCCTTAGGACCTAAAATATTTATTGTTTCCGTTTTATCTTGACTCGATAATTTAAAATATTTAATACCGTTTTCAACATAAACATCATTACTCAAATATAGAATTGTCCACGCCTTTATACTATCAACAAAATTTTGTATAACACCTTCTAATTCTTTTAGACCACCAAAAACTTTATAATCTACGGAACTTCCAAATATTTGTTTTTCTAAAATACTATCTAATCTTTTAGCCTTACTTATTAACTCACGTAAAGTTAAAACGGGAAAATCCTTAGAGATTAATCCTTTGGTTTTATACTCATTGTAAATTGAAGTTAAAAGAGAATAACCTTTAGATGACTTTGAAATTCTTTTTGTTATTATCTTATCTTTATCGTTTGTTTTTACGTCCACACTTTTTTCAATATAATAAAGGTATGGTGCTGCGAGAATACCATTCAAAGGTATTTCAGAAAAGTAAGCGTAGGTTTGTCCAACAAATGTACATGTTATATCAAAATTACCATTACCATCATTATACTTTGACGTAAATGATGTCATGTGTAATCTATATCTAATCGCCTTACCGTAATAACCCTTGATTGTTAGGTAAAATATTGGCCACGGTAAATGAAAAAATGATGCATATGGTGAATTTTGTTCTCCACTCATTAATGTCTTACCTCTAACATCGACAAAATTAATAGACACTTTAGGTAAACCAATTGCGTTTACTGTCATTGAAATACTATCAATTCCAAAACCTTGTCCGGAACTATCCATATTATTGGGTACGTTAGGAAAAATACCAGTAAGCGCACCGACCACTAAATTTATTACTTCATCTTTTTCTGTATATGCTTTTGGGTTAAAATAATCAGTCCAAGAGGTGTCAAAATCTTTACCGTTTTGATTACTCATTAAATTTAAAGTACCACCAGCAATAGAACTTAATCTACCCTTTCCCTTTTCATCTGAAACGGATAATACTGTTCTTGGTATCAAATCAGCTTCCAAATTTACAAACATAACCAACTTTTCAGGGTTGGTGTGTCTTGGTTCTACTAAATTATCTTCATTAACGACAGAATTTGGGTCTATACAAATTACGTTGTTTTCATCTAATCTAATATGTAAATTTTCAGTCTCTTGTATTTTATTGTTCCCCATAATATAAGTTATACAATTCTACACCACTTTTATAATCTTGTAAAGAGGTAATTAATGGAAATGGTATTCTTAAGTATGAATTGTCGGGTATTGTGAATTCTAAACCACCTACTGATGGATTTGCTTGTAAAATTAACCAACCAAATAACGGTGTACCATAATATTCTTGTGATACCTTATCTAATCTGTCTTTACCTTTTTTATATTGTAAGTATTTGTCGGTTCCTTTTATTGGTAATTCAATTCCTGGTACAATTCTAAATCCTCCGTCTTTTAAAAATAGTTGGTATCTATTGAAATATTGTCTACTCATTTTTTATAATAGTTTAAATTAGATGGGTCTAAGAATGGTTTATTAACAAAAATCTTGTTTAGAATTTTACCTTCAGCATCATCAAGTAATTCGTCTTGTTCTTCAATTTCATATCTAATTGGTATTTCTTTAGCAAATTTTGGAGCCGTTAAAATATCATACCCAAATTCTTCATATTGTGGTGTTGTTGTAATTTTTATTACGGTATCAAAATATAACTCTATTTGATCAAAGTATGTTGTTGAACTTTCTGGTAATTCAACTGAGAATACACCATTATAAGTTTCATTTGACTTATTATATTCATCTAAAAATTTACTCTTTTCGTCTTTAACTAAGTAGTGAACAATTTCAACTAATTGATCATTTGTTATAATGATATTTTCGGCAATTGAAGTTCCTTCGATTGCTTCAATATTATCTGTGGCCTCTTTAAAGAAGTTCACCATTTCATAATATTTTGAATAGAACTCATATGACGATACAAAGTTTTTTAATTTTGCGTACTTATATTTTGCATCAGATATTTGTCCGTCATGTGCACCTAATGGGTTACCGTTTGGTAATAAAGTACTTTCTGATGTCATGATAAAATTAAGTTTATCAATAATTTCAATAATTTTATCTCTTTTTTCGGTTAACCCCTTATCAACATATCCTTCGTCTATAATATTATTTAGTTTAGTTTTTATTAATTCAGGTAAAAAAGATTGTAGTGTTCCTTCTGATGCTTCATTCCATTGAGGGTCTTTCATTTGATCTAAATAAAAATTAAAAACAACTTCAGTTAAATTAGTATTTTTTAATTTATCAATAAACTTAGGAATAAAAATATTCATTAATGTAGACCTTTCTTTACCCTTATCAGGAATACCTAAAACTTTTAAATTAATAGTATCTCCACTTGTTGGTCCAGTTTGTACCTTTAGTATGTTATTTTTTCTATAGTTATGTGAAAAATATAAATCAATAAAATTTTTACTGTACTGATTGTACTTATTTTGATACTCAATCTTGTATGTAATTAAATAGGATTTCATTTCATCATTTAATTCAGATATGATATCGGTATAATCCATAAATTTATCACTTACTCTTCCAATGTATTTACCATCAACAACGTCAATTATACCAGCATTTAAATCGTTAATTAATTCAAACTCAGGTTTTTTAGTTAATTTCTCAATAAATTCCTTAGTAAAATCTTCAGCCCTTTTTCCGTTAATAATTGTGTTAGTAGCTTCAGATCTTTCGTCATATATTTCGGTGTTTGCAAAGAAATTTGACGATAAAGCATTTTGTAATTTATTAACAGGTGTTTCCAATCCTTGTCCACCAATGAAACTAAGTTGTAATGTAACACTCGCAATCATTGGTTGCATACCAATTCCTTCGGGATTCATATCCCAAGGACTATCATCATAACTAATATTAATATCTTTTATGATAACTTTAGAATGATAAAAATCCCCAATTCTTAAAACACAAATTGGTGGTGGACCAAAAGTTGTATTTCTAGCGGTCTTATCTAATTTATTATTTATGATTGGTATTGTATCTCCAGGTCTTAAACATTGTAATAAGAATGTTAATCGACTATTCAATCCCTCGGGTGTTGTTGAGTGGAAAGCCGGATGGAAATATTTTAATTTTTCTCTTAGTGATGAAAATTGTAACGGAGAATCTTCTTCCAATTTTTTAAAATAATGACACTCTGATAAAGTTTTCATTATTATTCTTTTCATCACATCAATAGTTGGTTTATTTGGTGGTCTACCTCCAACTGTTTTCTTATCAGGACTAACTTTTAATCTAGGAACTTTAACTGTTTGTCCTTCTATTTTTTTAGTTGTTTTGTTTTTATATTCAATCTGAACTTCAGCACTTCTACAATAAAACGCGATAGGTGCATGGTCTTTTAATCCTGTTTTTGTTTTAATTTCTTTTTTACAATCAATATTACCAACTCCATTAAAATTTGGTACGTCGGAACTTTCTCCCTCGGTTGCAATTTCAATAATAAATTTACCCTCAATATCGTATCCTAAATCTTTGAAATTAATTGAAAATATATCTCTTACACCTTTATCGGCTTCGGGTGCTAATTGTTCATCTGTATACCAAGTGATTATCTTTTCATCAAATTGGTCTAATCCACTAATCTTATTAAGAAAATCAACAAGAATACTATATGATCTTCTAACACCTAAATAAAAATTATATTTATCGGTTGCAACTTCAGATGTTGATGCGTTTATCGTTACTTTAACTTCATTACTAACAGTCTTACCTGAAAGATTATTTTTTAATTCTGTAACAAACGTGGTATAATCTGTGTAACTTTTTTCTAAAGCGGTAAATCCATCTTCAGCTTGTTTTACAACTTGTTTAGCGTTGTCGATAGTTATTTCCACTCCAGTTTTATTTACCTTATCAAAAATAACTTGTTGGTCATGTATTTGATTTTTTGTTGTACCGGTTATTAATCCACTTGTAGTTGTACTACCAGTTAACTCCTCACTTAATTCACTTATAAATTGACTTTTTTTAGAAATATATTCGGTGTAAATATTACCAAATTGTTCCGCCGTTTTTCCTTGTTGTGATGTTTTTTGTGGTCTATCGTTTTGAAAAAATAGTCTTGATGTTAATTTTTTAGGTTCCTCACTTTCTTCAGTTTTTCCAGGGATTTCTTCTGGAACTTGTTCACTTGTAAATGTTAAACTTTCAATAACTTGTGGTTCAACACCCTTGTCTAAATAAGATTGAATTAATGTAACATCTTCCCTATCTAACGTTGTATATGTTTGAATTAAATCATAAAAATCTAAATCTGTACATCCAGCAAAAAACGCATTTATATAGTTATCAGCCTCTTCATTAGACATTCCTTTAAAATGTTCTCTTACTAATAAATTTAATATACTTGGATGGTCAACAACAACTTTAAATGATAGTGTACCGTTTCTTTCAGAATCTTGATACGTGTAAATTGGTTCGGGTCTACCAACGAAAGTATTTTTATCCCAGTTTGCACTATTTTGTTCTGTCACTTTTAAATCATATGGTGGAAACCACATAACCCTTCCTCCGTTATTTCCTCTTTCACAAGCCGGTAAATCGTTAACGGTAAATCCCGCTCTATTAGATGTTTTCCATGCTAAGTTTTCAATTGAAAACATATATTTTTTAGCATAAAAATTACTTCCATATGTTGACCCTGAAACTATGTTTGTTGAACCGTCAAATGATTTTTTACCATTAGACATTGGTGCAATATTTAAATTCCATACTCTACTTGCTCCACCCATTACACTACCTTCAAACTTTCTATACATGGTAGTTGTTCTCATGGTATCAGAAAGATTCATATAAGAACGGTCTTTAGTCCAAACTCTACAATATTCTACACCAGCTTCTTCTTTGGAAAATTTCTCAATGTATTTTATTGCAGAACCTTTTGACATAACCATGTTACCATCTTTAAATAATCTTGTTGATTGGTCAATCGCGTTAGAAACTTGATTTGACTGTTTCAACATATCTTGTGTGTAACTTAAAATTGAATTGTCAGTAAACCCACTATATTCACTACTAGTGGAAATTGATTTTTCATATAATGTACTTTCACCACTCCACTCTTTGTTGTTTGAACCATACTTTGGTTTGTTCTGTCTATCATTTGATATCCATGTTAAATTACCAGCAATATTACCTCCTTCAGATATTGATGTGTTTCTTCTAAAAACTTCCGCAGCTTTAGGGTCAAAAAATGATGATAAATAAAAACTACTTTGTGTTGGTCTATCAAATTGGTCGTGTAAAATATTTGAAACAGAGTTACCTCTATCGTCACCAATATAACCACTAATTTTAGGAGCCTCACTTCCTCCTGTCATTTTCTTAACTAAATTTATACCTTTACTTATTCCATTGAATAATCTAGATGTATTTTGTGACCTTGCTAATATTGTATAATCAGGACCAAATTTATTAAATGATAAATTATCAAATAATCTATTCTTCTGTCCTGAACCCATGTGTTCTAATAACAAATCAGATGGTGACCTATCCTTTCTTGGTCTTCTATTAATACCAATCATTGAACCTAAAGTTCCTGTAACATCTTGAAATATTTTACCAACTTGAGTTTTAGCTTCAGGTCTTTCTTTTTCTTGTGTTTTATTATCTCTTGGATTTTGTGGTACACTTAAATAATCGCCAGGTATTTGTGAAAATGGTAATTGAACTCCACCAACTAACTTTAAAAAATCAACAGCTAAACCTGGAATACTAAGTCCACTTTCGGCTGTAATTTTATAATTCGCTTCAATAAGTGGTTCTCTACCTGTTATAATATTAATTGCCGTTGTTGCATTCCCATTTAATGCGTCTAAAATTCTTGCTCTACCTGTTGTATTTTTTTCTACATTTTGTGCAATCCTTGAATAAACAGGTCCTTGTGTATTGTATTTTATATTGTTCGCAGCAAATTTAAATAATTCAGATTCATTAGTATATGTTGAACCTCCTGTTGCAATACCAACTAAATTATAATTATTACTTATAAAACTCGGATATAAATTTAAACTATTTGTTATTTGAACCGTATTAATATTTTGAATATAATTAATATTTTCTGGTGCGTATGTGTTTGTAAATGGATTACCATTTAAACTCGGATTTGTTGGTTCAACGCCACCTAACATTTTATTAGATGTTTCGGCAGTATTTTGTACCGTATAAGACGCATTAGTAAAACTTTGAGGTCCGTTTGGTTGTTTCAAAGTCTTACCTAAAATATAGTCTCTAAACTTTTTGGTTGAATCAAAATCTAAGTTACTTGGCATTATTTTTATTTATAAATAGATATTTTAGTTAGTTTTTTTGAGTACTTTCTGTGTACTATCAAAACTTTTTGGTTTGTTATTAATTTTAAGTCCTATTAATTCTAAAGATTGTAAATTCTTAGACCAATGTTTTGTCATTGCATCCATAGTTGAATCACTTGCTGTAATTGTATGTGTTATATCAACCTTTTGAGTTGTACTATCTGAAGTGTTGTTTTTATTTTCAATATTTGCATTAGTAGTGGTACTATTTTTAGCCTCAATTTTAGCGTTCTCACTTTTACTATTTTTCATCTCAGTAACTGTTAGTTCATTTGGTGTGACATTTCCATAATATTTACTTAATGTATTTTGAGCTTGCTTTGTTACATCATTTATTAAATCTTGAGTAGATTTATTTTTGGATATCTCAATAGTTGACATGTTTTTAGCAAAGTCATTAGCCGCGTCACCCAATGTTTTACCCGGCCCACTTCGTCTAAGTTGATTTTGTTGTTGGATATACATCGCACTAATTACATTCAGAATTTGAGTGGTTGCGTTGAATTGTCCTCTAGCAATATCTTCAGGTTTCATTGCCTGAATTTTCTTTTGTTCTTCAATAATTTGATTTCTCTTAGTTACATCAATCTTTGCAAATTCCGCAAATTCAATAAATCCATCTTTTACTTTATCTACTACTCCAAATTTTTCAGCTACTTCAGCAGGAATACTAATACCTATTTTACCATCTTTCATTGTTGAAAGATTCTTAATAAACTCTTGTTGTTCTTTAGAAGCTTCGGGGAATATTGAACGTATTTGACTCATGGCTTGAAATTGAACGTTAGCTTTAACCGCTAAACTTGTCAAATCACCCATTGATATACCAAATGTATCTGCCATTGCCTTAGCTCTTCTTAAATTCGCACCGGTAACTTCAAATCTACCTTGTGCCGAATTAAATGTTGCTAAACTTTTTGATGCGTTAATTAAACTTGTTTGTAAACCCTCAACGTTATTTGTCGCATCGTATATCATTCTTAATGGATCACCAAAATCACCAATGGCACCACCAATCATAGATAAATTAGCCGCCATATCTATTGCTTTATTTGGATCAAATAAATCGTTGGCAATTTTAAGTGTATTATCCATATTGAAATTAAGGGATTGTGCTTGTTGTGACATTCTTGTTAAACCAGCAACACCTCCCTGAAATCCAAATTCATTTAATTTACCTATATTTTTAACTAATGTTTCAGTTAATACTTTTGCATTTAATCCTAATTCTAATGTTTTTTGTCCCGCGGTGGTAATTACCTTTGCCGCATCTTGTAAACCATATCCAACATTTCTAAAAGCTTCATTATTTTCTAATAAAGTAGTGGACGATTTAGTATATGCAATTGACGCTTTAACACCCTCACTAATGGCTTCTTTACTATATAAAGCCATTCTACCTGAACTAGTTAATAATATTTCAGTAGATTTTAAGAAATCATCAACAGTCATTCCGAGTTTAGTTGTTTCAACCATTGCATCATTCAACTCCTCTCTCATATTTCCACCTAAATCACCAACGAACGCACCTGATTTATTGGTTACATCAATTAATCTAGATTGTGTTTCAGCTAAATCCTTTAGAAACTTTGTCGCTAATGCACCACCCGTACTAAACATTTCGGTAAACAGTCCTGGTATATTTAAACTTGCAAGGTTTGAAACTCCACCAGCAACACCTCTTAATATTGTTGAAAAAGTATCAACACTAAGTCTATTACTGGAATTACTTAAATTATCATAAAAATTAGCTAAAGTAACATCAGCCGCGGTCTTCATTCCCGCATTTAATATTTGTTGACCACCTTGTAAATAACCTCCCACACCACCTAAACCAGTACCACTACTCGTAGTACTACCAGCACTTGCGGTGGATTGACTAGCTAAATTACCTAAAACACTTTGATTACCCCCATTTACAAAAGATTGGGCGTTCGAACGCCCAAGACCAAATTGGTTCTGTAATATTCCTTGTAATTGAGTTTGTTGTTGGGGGTTTAATCCATTAGCCATTGTGTCGTATTAATATATCATCTATAAATAGTTTATTGGGAATTTTCTTCATTAATAAACATGATAATATTATTACGCTCGTGTATTGGCATAATGAGAAGATCTCTATAGGTAAATCCTCTATGTACTAAATTGGTAATTGCTGATATTTGTTTTTTCTTATACGCCGTAGAAAGGACGAAAAAACTCCACCCCGAAGTCAATATAAGCTTTGACTGTGTCTCCTGACGGGGTTTTTACATCTACTGACAAATCAATGCCGGGTTTATTATCGTTTGCAAATTTTCTAAATTCTTGAGAATCTCTAATTGGTAAATTTTGAATAAATTGATAAATACCCATTTGGTCTCTCATACCATCGACCGACTTAATCATCATTTCAAGTCTCTTTGTAGTTACGGGAGCGACAGAGGTCGATGAATTATCTCTTATTTTAATTAAATCTTTTTCTTGAATGTTATTCAAATACTTAAAAGTAATATTCTTCTTTGAAATATTCATAAAAAATGAATATTCTCCGTTTTCATCGGGTTTTAAGTTAAAATCTCTCACTTTTAAAATTGATAGGTCTAACGCAAATTTAAATGGTAAATTGGTTTTAGTGTCAATCATCTCCATTTCGTATTCACTACCAAATGCGGTATTTCTTAAAAATATTAATATTGCTTGTCTATCTTCATCTACTAATTCATCAATATTGAAGTCTTTATCTAATATTTTTCTTTTAAGTAACTCTTCAATTACAGTATCACTCTGTAATAAGTTTGGTGCTACCAAGATATTTTCATCGGATGCTGTTAAGTAAGCAACCCTTAAACTTTTTTTATTATTTGCGTAGAAAATACCTTTACTTGGTAATTCCACTACATCGTAAGAAATTGTTGGGTCTATATTATAATTTTCCATATAGTAAGTTTAAACTATAATTATCTAAAAGTAAAGTTTCTACATAACAAAAAACCGATACCCTTAAATAGGAATATCGGTTTCGTATGTGTATTCGTTTTATCTTAGTAAACTTGGATACATCTATCCATTCTTAAAGTACATGTGATTGTCGCTAATTCATCTCTTGAGTAATCTAAATCTCCAAAATTTAAGTCTTGGATGAAAGTACCTTGTAAAATCCATTTCTCAACCACAACTCCCGTTGGGTCTAACATCTCAAGTTCAATATCTTTCTTATAACCCGCAGCATATCCCATACGACCTGTTACAGACTCCGCATGTAAACGGAACCATTCCATCAACGCTTGTGACGCTGAAGGTCCAATTGGGTCTTTAAATGTTACCTGCATCGTTTCCCACTCAAATCTACCAGCAACATAAGTTGAGGTGTTCAAGAAAGGAATTGCTACTGAGTTAATTTTAGCACTAGGTCTTTTAGCCGATGTTACGTACCATTCATTAATACCCAAAGAAGATGGGAAACGAACAATAAATCGGTTTTGTCTTTTCGGTTCATATGGAACCGGCATTTTCATTAATAAATCTGCCATTTTGTATTTGTTAAGTTTTTTTTCGTATTATTTACTTCTTATAAATATATCGGTATTTGAAATAAATTTTTTATTACTATTTGACTTTGTCAATTATTTTTCGTAGTTTTTTACAGGCTCCAGTATTAAGTTCCAGAATAAACTTCTAACAATAAATATAATAAAAACCAGTTCTAGTATTTTCTAGTATATACTGGGTTTATGAAGTTAAGATTTTCATAAAAATAGGTTCCATGTGGAACTGTCCTAATACTTTTCTTTATTTAAAATGTTCGATATTTATAAAGTATGAACATTATCATTTCAGAGGAACAAACAAGTAGATTAATCAAATCTATTACTGAACAGAGTGACATTCAAAAGGCTTTTAATAGGGTAAAAGGTGCATTTGATTTTACCGAATGTAGTACTAGTGATACAAAAAGGGCTAGTAATTGGCAAAACCTATATAATATGTTATCAGAAGGTAAATTGATTAACAAAGGTGAACCAATGTTAATTTTATGGGGTCCTTCTCAAACAATGTACTATACAATGAATGGAAAGACTTTATCCAAAGAAATGAAAGTTTCAACGGGTGCTTACGGATTTACTAATGCACAAGATAGTGCATCGACAAGTACAGGTCTTATGAAAATAAGTAATAAAATTAAAGCACCTAGAAAATATCAGGTTTTAGTGGGTAAAAAACCAATAAATTTAGTTTTAGGTCCTGATATGCCAGGAAAAAGAAAAGACCCTGAAACTGGTGAAATCCACGATGCGGATGTGTTAACAGGTCTTTTGGAATTAGTTGGACTTGAACCATGTAATAAAAATGTTTATTCAAGATCAATTTATGTACACGGAACAAATAAAGAAAAACAATTAGGTGGTAAACATTCTAATGGTTGTATTCGAGTTTCAAACGAAAATATATTGTTTTTATTGAATACAATTAGAATTGGTACTAAATTATATGTTAGACCATAATGAAAAAGGTAATATTAACAGAATCTCAAGTCAATAAATTAGTCGAGCAAATCATGGCTCCTCAAATGTTGTTAAATAAAGTTGCGAACTCGTATGCAAACTCCCCATTACACGTATATTGTGCTCTTAGATTTTTAAAAATGTCCAAAGAGACATTAACTGAAAGGGAGTTAAAAAAAGAAACTTTATCTACGTTATCTAATGTTATATGTGAAAAAGCTAATAGAATGGGTTCTTGTAATCCTGACATGTGGCAAGGTAAGGACCCAAAAGGTCTTCCAAATAAAAACCAATTAGGTTATCATGATTACACCACATTGTATTCAAAATCACCAAGTTATAAGGGAACTAGTTTCACATATGGTTCACAACCTACAAATATTAGTGAATTAATGTTAACGTTAGGTGGTGCTACGATTAGACAAGGTGGTAGTGGTTGGGTGATTTATGATATGTATAATTTTGATAATATAATGGAGAAAAAGCCACATTTAAAAACTAACAATTATTTTAAAATGTACTTGAATACTCTTCGTGGTATTGGTGCCACAATAGGTGGATGGCTATTAGGTAGAAGTCCTGTTAATGGTATTGAAGAGGTGATGTCACAATTACACAATACAGGTTACAAGGGATTCCCCGTACAAATTAATGTTCCATCTAATGGGTGTAAATGTAAAAGTAAAATTTAGAGTTTCCATTCCGTGTGGAACATATATGGAGTACATTCAAAAGTGTGTACGATATTGTCAGGAATAGGAATTGGACCAAACCAAGTAATCACTTTATTAGTTTTATCAAATTTCATCCATTGAGTGATGATAATCTTATCTTTTCTTTTTTCAATTGTAAACGGGTTAATTGCAAATGAAAGTCTCCAATCTTCCCATTGGTGCATACCAACCTTGTGTTTTTCACCTACTTTCATGTGAGCCAAGTGTTTTTTAACAACGGGTGAGTTTTTGATATAATCAGGACTAACTTCTAATTGGGACCCGTCACCAAAACAATAATGTCTTAATGCTTGTGAAGCCTCGGGGAAAAACACCGCACCTACCACAATCATACCAATTACTACGATTTTCTTGAAGAAAACGACAAATAGAGTTAATATTGAAAGTTTTATCATTAGACTTTTTTTCATATCTTTATTATTGAGACACAAAGATACAACACATATTCGAATATTCCAAATTTATTTAGTATTTTTAAATAAAAAAAGGGTACCATTTCTGATACCCTCTTCCTTTTATATCTCCTTTTAGATTAGATATTGTCAAATGAAGCTCCTGTTGGAGTAATTACGAACTCAACATCAATAAATTCAAGAGAACGAGTTGGTTTGATATATATCTTACCTCTCAATGTGTTCGCGTCGATATCTTCAGGGTCGTTAGACACACTTACACGGAAATCGTACAAACCTCTTTCTTTTTTGATTGATTCCAAGATAGGGTTTACCAATCTTAAGAATTCTTGTCTTACTTGGTCATCGTTTTGTTCAAACAATAATCTTACAGCGACTGCAGAAATTAATTTTCTTGCTCTTAATAATAATCTTCTTACGTTGATTCTATCCAATGCGGATTCTTTAATTTGAAGAGTTTTGTTCCCCCAAATAATGGTACCTGTATCAGAGAAAGTTGCAATTGGGTTAACTCTTGATTTGTATAACTCATCTCTTTCATCTAAAGTTAATTTTTTAGACGCTCTGATTGCGTTTACAATACCTCTTGAATAACCCGCCACCGCGAACCAAGGATATGAAATATTGTCTGTTAAAGCTATATTCTTTAATACCTCACCTGTTGGCGGAACATATAATTGTGTAGCATTATCAGTATCTCTAATTTGAATCCAAGGCCAATATGTTGCAGAATAGTTAGAATCGAAAGCTAAATCGTCAATAGCATTTGCCACTTCGGTTGATGAGTTTAAAACATCAGGACCTGGTGAATTGATAATGTAAATCGAATCCGCTCTTTCATTTTCAACCATGTCAATTGCTGCGGCGACTAATGACTCGTGATTATACCAGTTAATACCTGCGGTTGAGAATACGTTAATATCCACAGCTTCAGGATTTTGGAATGTTTGTATACCTTCTAAGTAAGCGTAATAATCTGAGTTTCCTGCCGCTGTACTGAAAACACCACCATTAGATGTGTCACCAGTTATGTAGGTATTTTTACCGAATATATATTCGCCACCTAAAGTTCTTACTTTTCTGTATATGTCCCAACCATCAAATCCACCACCTAACGCAAATGTGAATTTACGATAATTGATGTTAGTTAATTTATTAGTTGTTGGATTTGTTTGACCTTCTAAATCGTATGTTGTTGTTTGGTAAATTTGGTCACCGCCAGATGTTAAAATAGAAGATGCATTTGTTGATAGGTGAAAACCATAAGTTGCACCATTTGATTCTGATCCTTTATATTTTAATAAATCTGCGTCGTAAGACGAACCTTCTTGTGTTGAAAATCCTAAAGTTACCCTTTTAACCTTATCACCACCTGATAAAATTTCAGTACCGTCAGCCTCATAATACATTACATCACCTGAATTGTAATATTGAGTTTTGAAAATCACATTACCTAAACTTGAACTACCGAAAGCAGAATTCTTAACAAACCCTTTAAAACCCGCAGGGAATGCGTTTGACGGTGCGTTTTCTGACATGTTTAACATGATGTATTTTGAATTCAACGTATATTGACCATCAGATGTACCAACTTTTCTTGCAACATAACCCGCAACATCAGGGTTCATAGAACATCTTGTGAATTTTTCAAGAACTACTTGATTGTCGTCAGTATCATAGAAATCACGAACTAATATGTCAAATTCACCTGTTTCAGTGTTAATATTTGAAATTGAAACTTTAACTTCTGTGTTTGCGGACTCACCATCTGAAATTGTTATAACCTCAAATAAATCATCTACTTTATTACCACGAACTTCAGAAACAACCATAGGAGATATTGGTGTGTCCCATTCTCTTAGAAAATTATTTCCTTCTGCATTTGTAGATAATGTTAAACTTAAACCTCTAATATACCCCTTTTCAAAGGCGGATTTTAAGAAGTTAGGATATTGTTCATACACGTAAATTGGGAAATCGGTGTTATTTTTATCATAAACATCGGTACCTAATACTTTAGTGATATATTTTTTAGATGTTGAATCTAAAGAACAATCAAACGATTTAACTCCACTAGTGACACCTGTTACATTTAATGTAAAATCAGCAAGTGGATTATTTTCTAATCCAACACTCACAATTGAAACTTTGTTTGTTGCTTCAACTTCTAAATTTAGTGTTTGTCCTGAATAGACACCTCTACTCCTTAATGCTGCAACAACAAAATTGTCATAATCAGTATTTTTAGTGGCATCATATGTGTATTTTGTTACATCAAAAACGGTTGTACCACTGTTGTACTCAAATAAGTAACCGTAAATTTCATCTGTTCCGTTTGTTAATGAATTATACCATTCTTTATTGTTACTATTGTCTGCATTAAATTTTCCCGTTAAAGGCGAAACCTTTTCTGTTCCCGATGGATCTGAATCATCAATCATACCTAAAACAAACCAATCACCATCATTTGAAGCGGTATTACCACTAAAATTTTTGAATATGTAATCGGTAATTGTTGTTCCATCTACTGATGTTTTACCTGATAATTCTGAATATATTGTACTACCAGTTAATGAAGAAAATGGGGATGGGTCTAATGTTGTACCAGTAGTACTTGTAGGTGTTGAACTTGATAGTTGCATTCCACCAATGGTTTTAATACCATAAGTCATACTTGGTTTATATCCCGTTTTTCCAAGAATCCTTGATACAAATAATTGATTTGATTCTTGTAGATAAGATTTTGCAAGATAAGGTAACTCATATTTTGGTTGACCCGCTCCATCTTTTTCAGGGGATGTTGTTCCGAAATAAGTTCTATACTCATCGAAATTTGAAACTAAAATCGGTTCGAAGGCTGGACCTTTTAATGTCTCACCAACTAAACCTAATGTTGTAACCCCCACGCTTTGGGCCACGAATGTAAGATCCTTCTCTGATGTATAGACACCTGGAGACACGAATACTCTGTTTGAATTTGCCATTGATAATTATTTGATTAATTTTTTTTATTACTTATCTATAAATATCTTTGTTTTTATCAAAGATTTCCGTACTTTTTTTTAAAAGATAGTAATTTATCTTTTTTTATCTTTATTTATCTTTACATATGGAAAACAAATCAAAAAACGTAAAAATCAGTGAAAAGCATCATGAAATGTTAAAAGTCCATTGTGAAAAAAACGGACTCAAAATCTATAAAATTTTAGAAAAATGGATAGAGGACTATTGTAAACCTAAAAAGAAAGATATGTACGGTGATGATTAAAAAAAGTAACTAATACTAATTTTAGAACCAATAACTGGATTGTATAAGTATTGGATTTGTTTATCACTATAAATAATAAAACCTCCATCATCCCCCTCTTCCACAAGTTCTTCTTCCGCCAAACCGTTGGTTTCAACAGTCATCAAACTATTAATAGATTGTGATAAGTTAAATAAGGTTGAACCCGTGTAAACAAACTCTTCTTTTCTGAATTGAATTAACTTACCTGTATTATCTAACATAACACTATTAATACCCTTATAGTATTGTATGGTTATAATTGAATTTGGATATAAAGTTTGAAGAAATGTAATTTTAGAAGTAAATTGAGTGTGTGTAAAATCTGTATTTTGTATTTGAGCAATACCATTTATTGCAACCGAAAATAACGTTCCGATATTCTCACCAACACTAAATTGAGTTTCATTACCGTTTGATACAAATGATGTGGTAGCAATATTGACCGCTCTATTAATTTGGTTTGGGTAAGTCTCTTTTATATATTCGTACATAATATATTATTTTTTAATATAAATAACCTATAGATATTTTTGAATTTATTGCTGGTAAACCTAATAATTTAATAGACTTCACTACAATATCATTTATGGTTACATCATAAATTTCATAACCAATATTTTCTCTTTCCGATAAACCATTAATCTCCACTGTAATTATTTCTGTAAATTCATAACTTGTAGTGTAAATTGGATTATTATCTAAACCTACAGGTTCATCTCCTGTGTAATTAAATTCATCTCTCGTAAATTGTAAAATTTTACCGTTATCACCCGCAATTTTATTACTTTTACCTTTATAATAAAGAATTGTTACGGTGTCACCTTCATTCGGAAAAATAGGTTGTCCTGAAGTTTGAATAAATTCAATTTTGGAAGTGTAGGCAATGTGTAAATAATCTACATTTTTAGTTTGAACCACACCATTTACTAAAACATCAAATAATACACCAATACTTTCACCCACACTGAATATTTTTTGTAATCCATCTGCAACCGATGTTGATTTTTGAACCACATTATCTTTATTAAAGCTTTTTTTACTTTTTAAATTAGTATCTACCACAAATTCAAACATGGTGAATAGTCTATTTATCGCTGGCTTAACTTCAAACTCATCACTATCAATTAAATAACCCAACATGGTAAATGAATAGTTCTGCATATAGAATCTTCTACCTTCTAATGTGTCCATAGGGGTGTTATCTTCTACTTTATCTAAAATAATTGGGATGTAATGTCCTTTTATCGTTGTGTAATCTTGTCTTGACGCGAAATTTTGTAATACCTTTCTGTTGAATTTGTTTATATCCCTAAACTTATTACAAATAATAATAACATCATAAGATATGTCCACAGGTATTGGTTGTGGAATGGTATAAATGTCAGCACCTAAAGCAGCTCCATCCCAAGTGGGTACGGACGCATAATATATTTGGTGTCTATCAGGTATTGTTCTTTGTACTGATGGATTTGTACCTAATTGAACTTCAGGTCTCCTAATGATAGCAATAAATGGTAATTCCATATTCCCGTCCTTATCGGAAAATTCCCAATTGTTGGCAAACTCACCCCATCTTTGTATTGTTAATATTTTATCAATAACAGGAATACGATGACCTTCGGATTCAACAATAAATGTTTCATTTACATAATCTAACATACCTCTATCTAAATCATCATGTAATATTGAGTCGGGAAGAAACGTGTCGGACTTAGTTATTTTATCCAATAACTCTTGTCTTCTTTTGGTTAATTCCTGACCCTTGTAAACCGATAAATTCGTCTTCCTTTTTGGTAATGGCATATTATACTCCTCTAAATGATTTGTCTTGTACAGGTGCACAAGTTATTGTTCTATAATGTGGTTTATAACCCCACATACTATGTTTATTATCCGAAGTAACTTTACCGTCATTGGTTACTGTATAGTATCTTGTTCTTGTTTCAGATTCAGGATATCCAACATAGTCACCATATCTAATATCTACCCCCAATTCACTTAAATGTTTAATATAAACAGATAGTATCATATTACCTGGTTCATTATAATGTAATAAACCATTTTTATATGTTGAATTTTTTGGTTCTTCAATTTTAACTAAGGCGTTAAACTCCATAGGTGGGAAATATTTAATCTCATCCATCCCAACCTCAGCATATACGTCATCTATAGTCGTTTTCTGTCTATCCACACGATATAACACTAATTTAAAGTTAATGTCACCATGTAGATACTCTTGTCCCATCTGTATATTGATGTCAAAATCGTCTTGGGATATGAATTTAGATAATCTTGTAATTGGTAGTTTATTGTCCATACCCTAATAAATAGTTTAATCTTCCATTCTATTTATGTATATTTTAAAAGATGTCAAAAATGATTCCAGAAATAGAAGCGAGAGAAGTACTATCAACATACGAAGGTTCCAACAATCAATTGTTAGATTGGAAGAAAAAGTTTGTCGATGTTAAGAATTTTAAATTAACAAGACCACAATCTGAGTATGTTTTAAAGTATAAAGACGTGGTACCAAAAGTGGCGAGAAAGTATATTAATATAGTTTCAACATTTGGTGAAAAAATAATGGAAGATAGATTACTTCCAAAACCACCTGAAAAAATTTGGTGTGAAAAACTATTGTGTGATTCTGAAAAGGCGTTTCATATTTGGGGTAAAATTATAGATAGTGAACAAAATCACGCAATGTGGTTACCTAAAGCAGCAATCGTTCAAGAAGAGAAAAAATTAGACAGAATTATAGATTACTCAAAGTATGATAGTCGTCCTCCCATGGAACACCAAAAGGTCGCCATTGAAAAATTATTGGCTAATGATAAGTTTATATTAGCCGATGATATGGGTCTCGGAAAAACTACCGCTGCGGTTATTGCATCAATGGAGTGTGATGTAAAGAAAGTTTTAATAGTTTGTCCAGCATCCCTTAAAATAAATTGGGAAAGAGAGATTAAAAATTACACAGATAAAAAAGTTTTAATAGTGGAAGGTCGTAAGTGGGGATCTACTTTTGATTACTATATTATCAACTACGATATATTAAAGAATTATCATACAACAGAAAAAAGTGAAGATAGTGATGATTATAAATTATTGGTAAATGAAAAGTTTGATTTGGCAATTGTGGATGAGGCACATTATGTTTCAAACACAACCGCCAACAGAACTCGTTTATTAAATGACGTATTGGAAACCATACCAAGGGTTTGGTTATTAACGGGTACACCCATGACATCTCGTCCAATAAATTATTTTAATCTTCTTAAAATTGTTGATTCACCATTAGCATTAAATTGGCAATCGTATGTTCGTAGATACTGTAAAGGTTATCAATTTTCGGTTGGGAATAGAAAAGTGTGGAATACAAGTGGAGCTAGTAATTTAGATGAATTACGTGAACGTACTAAATCATATGTTCTCCGTAGGATGAAAATTGATATCCTTGATTTACCCGAAAAAATTGTTACTCCTGTTTTTGTGGAACTTACAAGTAAAATGTATGATGAGGAGTTAGAAGAGTTTACAAGAATTAGTAATGATAAGAAGGATAACGAAACTATTAGTGTTACCTTAAATCGTTTGATGAAAATTAGACAACTTATTGCTTATGAAAAAGTTCCATACACTTGTGAGATTATAGATAAATGTTTAGACCAAGGAAAAAAAGTAATTGTATTTACTAACTTTACAATGTCATTAGATATGTTACATGAAAAATACAAAAAGAATTCTGTAATACTAAATGGTAGTATGTCTAAGGAAAAGAAACAAGAGAGTGTTGATAGATTTCAAAATGAAGATAAGATAAAAATATTCATATCAAATATTGTCGCTGGTGGTGTTGGTATTACATTAACGGCGGGTGAGGTTGTTGTTATGAATGACTTATCATTTGTACCCGCACATCATAGTCAAGCGGAAGATAGAGCTTATAGGTACGGACAAAAAAATAGTGTTCTCGTATACTATCCTGTATTTGAGAACACCGTTGAAAAGATTATCTATAATATATTACAAAAAAAGAAAGGTGTTATTGACCAAGTAATGGGAGACGGTGAATATTCGGAATCTTTCAGTAAAGATTTACTTAAGAGCCTCTTTTAATTCTAAAATCTTTTTATCTAATAAATTATCAAATTCCTTATCCTTATCATTCGGTATATTGATAAGGAATTTTTTTTCTTCTTTATTATACTCAACACTATTTGTTTCACCTTCTTTAGTGATTCTAAATTTTATGTCGTTTATTCCACATAGTTGTACTAATTCATTAAATTTATTCATTGTAAAAAATATCTTTGTGTTTTAATTCCTCATCAAAAAAAATATATCCTGTTCCATCAAAAAATTTCATTTTAGTATAGTCTTTTCTTAACACTAAAATTCTTTTTTCACCAACAACAAAAACAAAATAATCACATCTTGATGTTCTACTTACCGACGGTGCTTTTATTTTATATCCCCCCTCTACTTTTATTATTGTACCAACTCCTTTTACTTGATGTGTTTTTTTCTGAAATGAAATATTATCAATTGAATGTGTTGTCCACACATCAACCCCCTCGTCCATATCGGCAGAATCCCCCCTACCCGATGATGATTTTAATTCAACAATATCATTAAAAAAGTCTTTTATATTGTCAACATAAAATTTTTGTCTTTCATCACCCTTATTCATTGATGAATCACACGCCCCCTCTAATAGATTATACATTTCACTACCACTTATAAAAATTTGATTTTTATAATGTTTTAACAATACCAATATTTTTGTAATTTTATCATTCGTAGTTTGAATTGATTCATTACTACTAAATTGAAATTGATTTTGATATGAAAACATAACCCCATCAATAGTAAAACTTTCTTTTTTTCGTAATCTATAATAATCTAATAATATTTTATTACATCTATTAATTAAAATGACATGACACGTGTAATTGGTATTGATTTGATTTAAGAAACTCCATGGATTTGATTGACCTTCAAAAACAACACCAAATTGACCAATCCTTGCGTTTTCAGTTGGGTTTTGCAACCATTTACCCAAAGGTTCGTATATTTCTTTTAAAATTAAATTTATCTCATCACTGAGTGGAAATTTAATTAAATTCTGATTTTGCCACGATGAAACAACATCAAAATCAACTAAAACTAACAAAGGGTCTTTTTTTGGTAACGACTTTAATTTATCTCTTAATTCTATTTGGTTCATAATACACAAATATACGATATTTATAGGAATATACAAAATTATGGCGACAATTATCACACCGGAAGAAAAAGAAAAATTATATACACAGGTTTTCCACCTATTAGGTATGCCAGTTCGTGGTATAGAGTTAACTCAAGAACAAATGGATACCTTTTTGGAGTTATCCATATCAGAATACGAACAATACGTTAGTGATTGGTTAATTGAGTCCCAATGGTCATCATTATTGGGTCTTAATTTAGACACTCAATCATTAAGTAGGGCTTTCACCACAAGAAGTGTGGATTATGAAACTCAGTTCACTTACGCCTATTCTAAAATCGTTGGTTTACAGGCTGGTGGTGAATCCGAATTAAAAAAGGACTACTTTGAGTTAGTTGCTGGTCAACAGATGTATGAAATACC